TATGGATATTAATATTACTGTATAAATTTTATGATAGAATAACAGAAAACAAGGTCTCGGATTATTATACTACATTTATAAACCTAACATCATTTTTGCTATTTATTCAGATTTATATATTAACGAATGAAATAACAGAAAAATCATTTATTAATTTTTCATTAAAGCCAAAGGTAGCTGCATTATTAAAATTATTGGGATTATTAGATGTATTGTCTGCAATAACTTTAGGGGTAGTATTAAAGTATTATATAACAGATTGTTAATCACGGTAAAACAAATAAATCAAAACAAAAAATCAAATAAAATAAAAACAGATCAAATCTACAATTTAATAAATTTATATGTTAGTCCATAATACATATCAGTTTCCCAAATCCCAGCAATTTTTAATAAAAATTTGTTAGTTATTTTATCAATATTGTCAGAGAAGATTTTGATGCTACCATTTTTAAGTTGTTCGTTAATTTTGTATTGGGGGATTTTCCCCTTAATATTTATTTTTTTAATAATATTATCTTCAATTGTGTATAATTTATCTATTAAATCCTTGTATAAATTTACATCAAAAATGCATTTGTATTTATTATAATATTTTTCAATTGTTATATGATTAATATTAATAGCAGTATAAATACCATTCAATACGAGTATAGGTGTCGAATATATAATTCTTATAAAATATGCATCGGTCATAATGTTATTTTTAATAGGATCACAAAAATAAACAAAATCATCATTATATTGGTCTAGTGTTTTTACTATATTCATAGTAGCTATTCTATAAATATGAATATGTTTTTAAGTTTATAATAAAATGTATAATGAATAATAAAGAATATATAATCCGTTAAACATAATAATAAAGAATGTTTTATTATTATACTTATATTAAATCTAAATGAAATTTCAAGAGACCCATTTTGAAGAATATATTAGTGCTGTAAATAACAATAATTTAAATCAAAAATTAGAAAAATATTATTCGCATTTTCCAAATTCTATTGAAAAGCTAGGTAATTTAATATTTTATGGACCTAGTGGTGTTGGCAAATATAGTCAAATGTTGTATGCAATAAAGAAATACAGTCATTCGGAATTAAAATATGAGAAAAAACTAAGTATAATATTTAACAAGGAAGTATATTATTTTAAGATCAGCGACATTCATTATGAGATCGATATGTCGTTGTTAGGTTGCAATTCAAAACTATTATGGCACGACATTTATCAACAAATAGTGGATATAATTTCAGCCAAATCGGAAAAGTCTGGTATAATTGTATGCAAAGATTTTCAAAATATTCATAGTGAATTGTTAGAAAACTTTTATAGTTATATGCAGGATAATAATGTTTCGAATATCAATATAAAATTTATTTTGTTGACAGAAGAATTAAGTTTTATTCCAGATAGTATATTACATTGTTGTGAAATAATAAATGTACCTAGGCCTTCAAAAAATTCTTATGCAAAGTGCACAAAAACAAAAATGTCAAATGATCTGAAAATAGAAGATATAACTAACATAAAAAATCTGCATATAAATATAAATGAATTAATGCATCCATATAAGATCATATGTGATAAGATAATAAAGGAGATGATAAACGTTAGTAATTTGAAATTTCTAAAATTTCGAGATTATTTGTATGACATATTTATATATAATTTAGATATAACTGATTGTATTTGGTATATACTAACATCATTAATACAAGAAAAACATATAAATCGGGACGAAATATCGAAAATATTAATAAAGACGTATGTTTTTTTGAAATATTATAATAATAACTATAGACCAATTTATCATTTAGAGAGTTATTTATTTTATTTAACAAGTGTAATCCATGGATATTCAAAAAGCATTTGATATTCTAGAAATTGATTTAAAGACGATTAAATTGGCAGATTTAACACAAGAGTATATTAAAAAAAGGTATCATAGACTTGCATTAATAAATCATCCGGATAAAAATGGAAATACAATTGAATCAACTAACAAATTCCAATTAATAAATGAAGCATATGAATATTTATTGAAAGAGTTGCATATAATTACAGAATTAAATGATAATCAAAATTATAATTATAATCAAAATAAAAATAATATGAATACTTTTGATTCATTTGTTAGTTCATCTAATGTAGAGGATCAAAAGAGTAGATATATATATTTATTATCTATTTTTATTGGCAGTATTATAGAAGGTGATTTTAAAGAAACAATCAAGAATGTTATAAAAGAAATAGTAATAGGATATAAAATTATATCATTAGAAACAATATTTGATGGATTAGATAAAGACAGTGCATTAGAAGTGTATAGTTTTATATGTAAATACCGGCATATATTATATATTAGCAATGAGACCTTGGAATTTGTTAGTTTGTTAATAAAACAAAAGTATAAAAATGATAGAGTATTTATTTTAAACCCTTCTATAAATGATTTAATGGATAACAATGTATTCAAGTTATATGTAGACGATCAATTATATTTAGTTCCCTTATGGCACAATGAATTATATTTTGACAGTCCAAATGGTGATATTATTGTTTTATGCAATCCAGAGTTGCCGGAAGGTATAATAATAGATGAAGACAATAATATTCATATAGAAAAAGAAATAAATGGATCGTTATCTTTATTAGATTTACTTAAAGAAGGCTCTAATTCATTTGTTAGTTTGTCAATAGGAGAAAGGATGTTTAGAATACCTTTACAAAGTTTGCATATTAAAAAGGAGCAAATGTATAGGCTAGTTGGAGAAGGTATATCGAATGTTTTAGAAAATGATATCTACAATGTAAGTTGTAAGGCAGATATCATAGTAAAGATAATAATAATAAAATAAATAAAATAAAATAAAATGAAAGTATATGTTAAATATTCCAATAAAATACAAAAACATAAAGATTTTTGTTTATTGCAGTGGTAAATGTGGTAGTACTACATTATTTAGGACTTTAAGTCAATATTATAAAACATTACATGTTCATACTAATGAAGAGTTTTATACTACATCACAACAGAAAGTATTTACTATTTTTGACGTGATCAAATGCAGTGAAATAAGTCAAGATAAAATATACATAATAGATAGTTATCGCAATCCAATAGAAAGAAAGATTGCGTCATTTTTTAATAATATTAATGCACATATTCCTAAGTATAAAAAGCATAAATTAAGAGATTTGGTTAAAATATTTAATAATAATTATCTTAAGCATACAGAAGAGTATCATTCAATTGACGAAGTAATGAATCATTATCATTTACCATTGTTTGAGACATTTGATTTTGAAAAAAAATATAATTTGTTAGTTTATAAAAATATAAACTTTATAAAACTGAGATTTTGTGATATAAATAATTGGCCAGAAATATTAGAAAATATTTTTAATAGAAATATAATATTAAAAAATGAAAATATGAGTGAAAATAAAGATTATTCGATTATATATAATAATTTTAAAAAAATATATTATGTTCCTAATGTATATTATAATTTACAATTACCAGCAGATATTCATTTTAAAATATATAACACAGAAGAAGAACAAAAAACATATTACGAAAAATGGAAGGAAAGATTGCTTCCAAATATGTAAACAAATGCAACAATAAAAGTATTTTAATATCATATTCGATAAAAATATGAAATTAAATAATTAATGAACGGAAAGAACAAAGAGAAAAAATATTATTTGTATTTAGGAATTAGTTTAATTGATAATTTTATAATATTAATACAAGGGCAAATTTAAGCATCCGTCTTCTTACGCACAACCTTCTTCTTTGCAGCAGCAGGCTTCACCTCCTCAACAGCCTCTTCTTGAACCGAGAATGCAGCAGGCTCTGGATCTGCATCTTGAACTACACTTGCAGCAGCAGCTGAAGGCCTTGAGCTTGAAAATGAACGCACTTCAGTCTCATCATCACTGTCTACAACAAGAGTCGATACTTGTCCATCATCAGGCTCACCAATATCCTCAGGAGGAGGCAATGCCCTCAACTTCTCCTTATCAGCTGCCTTAGGCTTTAGGAAACACTGACCCTCCATAGAGACCTTGGGTTTCTGCACAATCGCCTGCTTCAAGTTCCAAGTGATTGAAACCTTGCCATTAACAAACCATAGACCGCCGCATTGTAGCAAACAAATCACGTGGGTCTTGGGCTTCAAGAACTCAAGAGGAGTTAGATGACTATTTACCTTTCCATTGATATATAGACCATTTCCATCTTCATCGTAAATCTCAGGCTTCCAAACGCCGCTCCAACAAGGGATCTTTACAGTAAGAGTTGGGGCCTTGCTTACATCAGGCTCTTGAGTGCCCTTGATCTTAGGATGTCTAAGCATAACATTGAACTTCTCCTCCATAACATCTGCACTGCTGATAACCTTACCAAACCACTCCTTTGAATTCTTCATTGCATCAGTCCTCACTTGACCCTCCAATTTACGCATTCCATCAAGAAATGCTTGACAATCCGCATTGGGAAAATCAGAATTAGGAAATTGTAATGACATTGTAAATTTTCCAGTAGGATTTTTCTGTTGATCTTGACCCTCTTGAGCTCCCCAAGTCAAGATAAGAGGAGTAGAAAGCGTCAAACTTTCTTTGCTATATTTATTATACAAGTTTACTACTTTTCCACCCGAAGCGTGTGCCTTGGGGGCAGAATAAGAGAATACCTCAGTATTGATTTTAGTTCCGTCGATGATTGAGTCAGTCATTGTTTGTATTATACTATAATAATATGTGATATCTTTAAGTCAATTTTTTTTTAAATTATAAATACAATTTGGCTATTAAATAAATGCGTGCATTTCAGAGCTTAAATCATAAGCATTTTAATAAAATGATGAATTTTAATAATTATTCATTTAATCTTTTAATCAAAGATATATTATATAAGAAAATAACTCAAAAACAATTATCTAATAGTATATATAATTATAGCAATGTCCCTAGAAAATATGATGGAAGATTATAATAGTCTACAAATGCAGCCAAAACAAATGACAGATTTATTTGATCAGTTTTGCGACAATTTATATACAAGTGTTAAATTAAAATCTTGGTCTAAAATGGAAAAGGTTAATGATAAAACAATGTGCATTCCGAAATATAATGAATACAATATGATTATTAAATATAATTATAATGTTCAACAACTAAAAAAGATTGCAACACAATATAAATTAAAAATTAGTGGCACTAAATCAGAACTAGTAACACGTATATATCCATTTTTATATTTATCAAATTTCGCTATTAAAATTCAAAAATGTATTAGAGGATATTTATTGCGAAAATATAATAAATTACATGGTCCTGGTTTCAAAAATAAGAATAAATGTACTAACACTACAGACTTTTTCACAATGGATCCCTTATCAGAGCTACCTAACAGCCAATTTTACAGTTTTGAAGACACAGACGGCTTCATTTATGGTTTCGATTTATTATCTATTTATAATTTAATATATAAATGCGACGGGCAAATTAAAAATCCATACAATCGGCTGCCAATATCGTCACAAAATATTGAACGATTTAGATCATTATTGAGGCTTAGTAAAATATTAAAAATTTCGATTTGCACAGAAATAAAAGATATAAATGAAGATATTTCTATAAAGAAATCAATTGAATTAAGGGCCTTGTCATTATTTCAAAACATAGATGCTTTAGGCAATTATTCGAATGCACAATGGTTTTTAAATTTGAACCAACAACAATTAATAAAAATGATAAAGGAATTAATGGATATATGGTCATATCGAGCACCATTATCAATTGAAACAAAGCGTGCAATATGTCCTCCTTTAGGAAATCCATTTGGCAGGTATATTAATTATAATCAATTGCAAACAAATCAAAATATAGATGAAGTTCGCAAATATAATTTAGAGATTTTAGAGAAATTTGTAAATTCAGGAATAGATCGCGATAATAAATGTTTAGGCGCCTATTATGTTTTAGGTGCATTAACTTTAGTGAGTGAAGATGCTGCTACATCGTTGCCATGGTTATATCAAGCTGTATGCTACATATAATGAAAGAGAACTAACAAATAAAAATCAAATATATATTATTTATCAAGACCTAAATCAATCACAAATAATATATATTAATGCGTTAAACAACTTAAAAAGATATCACTTTAGTATAGTATAATAGAATGCCCAGACTAAGCAAATCTAAGACTGCCGACGTTGTCGATACCCCCGCTGTTGTTAATACTCCTCTCACTGTTGCAGAGGCTGCTGTAAAGGTTGAGAAGGCCAAGAAGCCCAAGGCTCCCAAGACTGAGACTGATGTAACAGTTTCTACTCCTGTAGTTACGACTACTTCAGTTTCTACTTCTGTGTCCGCTTCCGCTTCCGCTTCTGTTTCTACTCCTGTTGTTTCCACTCCTGTAGCATCTGATGATGCAGTAGTTGAGGATATTGAGGCTTCCATTGCTGCGAAGTCTCTTGAGTTTTCTACCAAGTTGAACCAGCTCAGTTCAATGATTGCTACTCTCAAGACTGAGTATAGATCTATGGAGAAAGTGTGGGCTCGTGAGCTTAAGGCTTCTCAAAAGTTGAACTCAAAGAAGAAGAAGCGTGCTGGAAACCGTGCTCCTTCTGGCTTTGTCAAGCCTACTCGCATCAGTGACGAGCTTGCTACCTTCCTTGGAAAGGATAAGGGATCTGAGATGGCTCGAACGGACGTGACTCGCGAGATCAACAAGTACATCCGATCGCATAACTTGCAGGATGCTGCCAATGGACGCAAGATCAATCCTGATCAGAAGCTCCAAACTCTCTTGAAGTTGAAGAAGACTGATGAGCTTACTTACTTCAATTTGCAGAGATATATGAGCCCTCATTTCCAGAAGGCTGAGAAGGCTCTTGCTGCTGCCGCCGCTGCCACCACTGCTGTTTAAAATCAAAAAATAAATCAAAAAATAAATAAAAATATAAATAATATTTAAAATCAAAAAATAAATAAAAATATAATTTCAAAACATAAATCAAAATTATAAAAAGAATATAATTTAAAACAATTAATAAATATTTAAAATAAATAATATCTTTTATTAAAGATATTATTGAAATACTAATAATATAAAATAAAAATAAAAATAATTAATATAAATTTAAGGATGTCTACTTGCAAAACTATCGAAATCCTCATAACTGTCATCTTCGTATTTATAATTTACGATACCAACTAACAATTCTCTTTTATCGATATGTGGTTGAAGTCGTAATACATCATGTAATGTGATCTTTTCATCTTCTTCTAACATTTGATAATTTTTATTCAAAATATATTTGACACAAAAATCTTTGGTTAAAATCTGTGTCTTTAAGATGTCCCGCAAACTAACAGCATAAATATTTTCTTTTAGTGTTTGCATATCATATTTATTATTATAAAGATCCAACATATTTATATTTTAATAAAGTATTTTAACTTTAATATATTTTATTAAAATATTATAATTAATGCAACCAATACAACCAAATAATGGTGAACGACTTGCTATTAAGAATTTTATTATGATACGGAATTCAAATAGAGATAAACAAGAAAGAATTAAACTAATTATAAAAAATCAAATAAAACAAAATATAACTAACAAAACAAAGGAACAAGTTTCTATAAAGAATGACACAGAAAAGAATGACCCAGAAAAGAATGACAAAGAAAAAAATGATATAAAAGAACATGAATTAAGAGAACAACAGATAAAAGAAGATGAATTAAGACAAGAACAAATAAAAGAAGTAGCATTATATAAAGACAAGCCATATAACAAACAACAAATATTGGAAAGTTTAAAATCATTAGAACTAACAACAGACATAATAGAAAATGTATACCAAGAAAAATACAATGGAGTGAATGCAACTGGTCTAGGCGATTTTATTCGTGGATCATATTTTCTAATGCAATTTTGCGACGTATATAATCTTACATTTTGCATTAATATTGCAAATCATCCTGTTGCACAATTTCTAGAAATGTATCAAAATAAAAAACCAATTGTTTATAAAGTGTTGAACATATTTGAACTAAAAAATCATCATCCAAATATATTACACGACAATATAATAACAAATGTATACGATAATAGCATAAATAATGATTTTATTCATTTTCTAAGTAAGCAACGTGCTTTCAATAGGAAAAAATATGTATATACAACTCCATATCCAACTGATATCATAGATCAAAAACACAAAGATAATATGAGAGAAATATTAAAACCAATAGACAACTTGTTAGTATTGGTTGACAACATACTAACAAAATTTGATCTTGTTAAAGGTAATTTTATAATCATTCATATCAGATATGGAGATGATTACTTGATAAACTCAGAAGAAATGATAAATTTATTTCATTTAGAAATTATATATACTGAACTAGATAAGTTAGATCAAACTAACAATTATTTTTTACTTTCAGATAATAATATTATTAAAGAAACTATCCTATTTAAATATCCATTTATAAAAACACATTTTAATGAAATATCTCATACAGGACAAGGAATACATATTGAAACTAACAAATTGCAAAATACTATGGTCGACTTTTATTTGATTTCATATGCATCGCAAATAATCGCATTTTCGATATACAATCACGGAACTGGATTTAGCAAATGGTGTGCAGAAACATACAATATTCCTTATCTTTGTAGGCTTCTAAACTAACAAATTTTATAAAGAATGAATTAAAGAATATTATATTTCTTGAAAAATATAATATTTGTATATTTAGGGCATTTCTAAGATCTTTTTATAAGGCAACAGCTAATTTAAGGAAATTTCTGAGATTTTTCCTTGAACGCCTTTAATTCATCCACCTCTTTCTTTAAATCTTGGATCGCTTTCACTAATATAGGCAGCAATTTGCCGTAAGAAGCCTCCAATTTTTCTGGATTTGATTCATAAACTAGACCCGGAATAGTAATGCCTGTGTCTATTTGAACTTGTTTCAAGTCTTGTGCTAAAAATCCGGTATCAAGAATACCAATCTTACCGCCATCTCTCATATTCCAAGTAAAAGAAACAGGTTTCAGCTTCTGAACAAAATCTAGACCAGCATTTAGTTCTACAATATCCTTTTTGTCTCTGGAATCACTGAAAGTTGTAATAGAGCCAATATGGCATCTAAGAGCTGTAGTGTTTTCATCACCCAATGTAATTTCACCAATTGCTGTTGCAGATGTAGGTATTGCATTGTAACCGATACAAGTATTATTTGATCCTGTTGTAATACTATATCCAGCTTGGAAACCTAATGCTGTATTATAATTTCCAGTTGTATTGAATTGTAATGCTTGATATCCTGAAGCAACATTATAATCTCCACCTGTATTTGAGTTTAATGAAAAAACACCAATAGCTGTATTAGAACCTCCATCTGTGTTAGCCGTTAATGCTTCCAATCCTATAGCTGTATTAAAATTTCCAGTTGTGTTAGCAAGTAATGACTGCCATCCTAAAGCCGTATTTTGTGCTCCAATTGTATTGGCTTTTAATGATTGATATCCTATAGCCGTATTTTCGCTAGCAGTTGTATTAGCTTGTAATGTTTGATATCCTAAAGCCGTATTCCTTGACCCAGTTGTGTTAATATTTAACGCATAAAATCCAATAGCTATATTACTTGACCCAGTTGTATTTGAATACAAAGTATTAAATCCAACTGCTGTATTGTCGTTTGAAGTTATATTTGAATACAATGCATTAACTCCAACCGCAGTATTATTTGAACCAGTTGTGTTACTAAATAATGCGTCGGTTCCAATAGCTGTATTATTTGATCCAGTTGTATTTGATTTTAATGATTGATTACCAATAGCTGTATTTTGAGCTCCTGTTATATTAAAATACAATGTTCGATTACCAATTGATGTATTACCGTATCCAGATGTATTTGATTTTAATGATTCACAACCTAGAGCTGTATTATAGGCACCTGTATTTGAATACAAAGCATTAACTCCAACCGCTGTATTGTCGTTTGAAGTTATATTTGAATACAATGCATTACCGCCTACAGCTATATTATTGTTACCATCTATATTTGAATACAATGCATTACCACCTAGAGCTGTATTAGTGTTACCATCTGTATTAGATGTTAATGCATTATAACCAACTACCGTGTTAGTTGAATTATTACTTCCTGGACCTAAACCAACTCTTACTCCGTGAATTAATGCATCTTTTGTTCCTGTATCTAATGAATAAGCATTATTTGTTCCTCCATTAATACCAACAAATGTTAAAAATGAATTAGCAGAACCACTTAATTCAGAATCTACATTTATTGTACTACCCGTTGCAGTTAATCCATCTCCTAAAGAAAATCCTGTTGAGTTAAAAGTAGTATATAGTAAATCATCAACGTCAACAATACCAGGCTTAGTAATTTCAGCAAATGCCTTGAGACCATTAAGTGTTCCGCTTTGAATATAAGTTAGTTGCCCAGCAACATCGTCAGGAGACTGGCAATCAGGTGCCCTTGACCAACTACTTGAACTAGCTATATATATTCCATTATCTACATTTGCAGTATTTACATTATCATCAACAAAATTATTTTGATTTTTAACTAAAACACGATCTCCTGCAACTACTGAGACTCCATCAATAGGTTGTTCTCCAGATAAAGTTATATTTGTTGTAGTAGCACATACACAAGCTTCCACAAGTTTAAATCCACTAACAATTGTATCAACATATGATTTTGGAACAATACTTTCTGGTAAAGCATAAGAGCTAGGGTCTGTATTTGATAAAATTCCCGATCCAGGAATAACCACTGTAGTATAATTACTACTACCAGTATATGTGCCCATCATTATTTGGTTACTAGCTATAATTTGCGAACCGTAGCCAACCGCAGTTGAATTTGTAAACGCGTCAGAAGTAGAAGTTGTGTTAGCGCCTAAAAAAGTATTTTGATTTCCTGCATTACTAGTACCAGCATTATATCCAAGTGCTGTATTATTGTTACCGGTTGTATTTGAATATAATGATAGATGCCCATTTGCTGTATTATATCCACCAGTTATATTTGAATACAAAGAATTAGAACCAGTTGCTGTATTATAGGCACCGCCTGTATTTGAAAATAATGATTGATAACCTAGAGCTGTATTTTGGTTTCCAGTTGTATTATTTTTTAATGCCTCATTACCAACAGCTGTAACACCTGATGCAGTTGTATTATTTTTTAATGCCTCATTACCAACAGCTGTAATATCTGATGCAGTTGTATTTGAATACAAAGCATAAGTACCTAGAGCTGTATTTTTGTTACCGGTTGTATTTGAATACAATGATCGATACCCATTTGCTGTATTATATGTTCCAGTTGTATTTGAATATAATGATACATTACCATTTGCTGTATTATATCCACCAGTTATATTTGAATACAAAGAATTAGAACCATTTGCTGTATTTACTAGACCAACTGTATTTGAATATAATGCATTCTTACCAATTGCTGTATTTTCGTATCCAGTTGTATTTGAATATAATGATCGATGTCCATTTGCTGTATTATCATTACCAGTTGTATTTGAATTCAACACATTAGCTCCAACCGCTGTATTACGGGTTCCACTTGTATTTGATACTAACGCAGCACTACCATTTGATGTATTTTCACTTCCAGTTGTATTTAAAAACAATGATTGATACCCATTTGCTGTATTAGCGAATCCAAGTGTATTTGATTTTAATGCTTGACAACCTACAGCTGTATTATATGAATAAGTTGTATTTAAAAACAATGATTCAAAACCAATTGCTGTATTGCTGTCTCCAGTTGTATTTGATTTTAATGCTTGATTACCTACAGCTACATTATAAAGACCATCTATATTTGAATACAAAGCATTAGTTCCAACAGCTACACTACCTTCTCCTGTTGTATTTTGTCGTAATGCGGCTACCCCAATTCCTACATTATTTATGCCTGTTGTATTTGAATATAACGCTTGAGTACCAAGAGCTACACTACCTTGTCCAGTTGTATTAGAAAATAATGCGTCGGTTCCAACAGCTACATTCTGAATTCCAGTTGTATTTTCATACAACGATTGTGTTCCTATAGCTGTATTCCTATAGCCAGTTGTATTTTTTTCCATTGCATTTGATCCAACAGAAGTATTTCTATCTCCTAATGTATTCTTAAGTAGCGTAGCAGTTCCTAAAGCAGTATTATAACTTCCTATTGTATTTGTTAAAAGTGAATTTGTTCCTAAACCAACATTACTAATTCCAGTTGTAGTATTTAGCCCTGAATATGCACCAACTGCTGTATTCCATTTTTGTGTGCTATTTCTTAAAGCCTCAGCACCAAATGCTGAATTATTTCCACCAGTTGTTGTATTATTTTCTAATGCACCATCGCCGTATTTTGTATTTCCTGTTGACATATATATATTTAAATTAAAATAAATATATATAACAAATTTATAAAGCAAACGTAAAAATAATGCGAAAAAAATAAACTAACAAATATAATGCAAACAATGCAACCAATTAATCTATAAACATAAACCCATCTTCTTTCATAATTTCCTTTACTACTTCCTTTTGAACTGGTCCATTTACGATTTTAATGTTTTTAAATAAATCTGTTAGTTCATCGGATATAATAAACATATTATTAATTTTGTGCAACAAGTCTAGATCAGTTATGCAATCTGTGGTTTTTTCTGAATTGTTTAACCATTCATAAAATGATAAATTATTTGTATTTGTATTTGTATTAATCTGATCTTTATATTTTCGAAATAATTTCATAGTATTTGGTAAAGACAAATCATTATATTTATTGTTTTCCTTGTTAGTATTGGCATTAATATTATAATCGGTTCCAGATAATACACAAATTTCTCTGAATTCTTTCTGTGTCATATTTAGTTGCTCCAAAATACCTTTAGTATAATACAATACAACAGTCTGATTGAACAAGCTGAAATATCTTAACACACGATTGCATCCATAAACAAACAAATCCATATCTTCGCTTAAACAAGCCCAAACCTTCTTTTTAATAACTAACAAAGCACATAGCTCATCTGCTTCTCCAGGTGCATCATAATATGTAGCACCATATGCTCGGATTAATTCTTTTACTTTTTCTATTTTTTCGCGACTAATATGGATAAATTGTTTTTTGAGTTGATCCATAGAAGCCATAATATCGAGCTTTTCTTCTTCATCCTTATCCGCGTTATTTTCGAGAACATCTTTTAATTTATTATATTCATTTTTAGCAACGGCTTTATCTTCGCGGCGCTTTTGAAGGAGTTGTTTTTTCTCAGCAGGAGCTTTTCCATCGAAAATAAATATAGGTGTTATATTATATTGTCGAAAGATAGCCAACATTAAATATATATTTTCTAAGAGTGTGTCATTGGTTTCATATTTATATAAGTAGATACTGATATCTACTGCAATTTTTTTCCCGGTTAGTTCTGAAATATTGATTTGCCAAATAGATTTATCACAAGTATCGCGTAAAATTTTATTAAGAAGTTTGATGCCCATATAATTTGTATTCTTTGTTATATAATATAATAGGTAATTATTAAATCAATTTTTTATATATTTTGATAAATTATATAAAACAAATAATAAACCAATAAACCAATAAACCAATAAACCCAACTATTATTTTTGTATATTTTTAATTATATAGATTATTATATATGCCTGGTGAAGAAAAACCCGTTGTATTACCTAAAGCAATTCCTGCAAATTATAACCAAAATATAAACCATCCGGTAGTTCCATTTAACCGTAAGGTAAAATTTATTGAAATATTACATTCTTTACAAGAGAATAAAAGATCTAAAACATTGGAAGATTTGGGTTATAAATTAAATAGTTCACTCAATAAAAACAATAATCATTTTATATATGTAAATGATAAATGTAAAACAGTTATTGCTGTAATTTTAGGATTTGAAAAAGAATATAATAATTTAATTTTAGATATATTGAATCCTTTAAATATATTAAAGGTTGAAGAGAATAAAAATAAATTTATTAAAATAATTAATTATTTAGTTGATAATTTAGAACAAGGAAAATCATTTATAAAAGATATTAAAAAAACATATGTAGATTATAAAGTTACATTTTTAGGATATTCAATCGGTGGATTTATAATTAATACAAATTTACAAGACACTATTTTTAAATGTTACACTTATAATCCAGCATTTATTAATGAAAATAAAAATAAAAGTAATGGTAATATTATTAATTATAGAACGTCCGGAGACATTATTAGTTTGGGTTATTTATTTGAAGAGTACACAAAAACAATTGAGGTAAGATTTTTTGATTATTTATTAAAAAATAATTTGCAAGCATCAAGTGTAATTAATTATATAATTAATTCACATTATCTTAATTTTTTAGATAATTATGAAGATAAACAAATAGAAATAGAAATTCCATCAGATAATACTAACAAATTTTTATGGGGTGCAAGTACAGCAGCTTTTCAAGTAGAAGGATCTGTAACTGCCGATGGGAGAGGAAAAACTATTTGGGATACATTTATTGAACAAGCTGATATAGTATATAAAGATCAAAATGCAGATATCGCGTGTAACAGTTATGTTCAATATCGAGATGATATTGAAGCTCTAAAATTAATGGGTTCCAATAGTTATAGATTTTCAATTGCTTGGTCAAGAATACTTCCAAGTGGAAGTGGTAAAATTAATCAGCCAGGCATACAACATTATAATGATGTGATTAATGCATGTTTAGAAAATGGAATAACTCCGATTGTGACATTATATCATTGGGATTTACCTCAAGGACTACAAGATAAATATGGAGGCTGGTTATGTGCTAATGGAGAAATCTGGGAAGACTTTAAAAATTATGCAGATATATGTTTTGCTGCATTCGGCGATAGAGTTAAACATTGGGCAACTATTAATGAGCCTCAGACAATTGCAGTTGATTGTTATGAATATAATTGGTATGCTCCTGGTGCTGGAACAGCTGATGGTAATTCAGTATATGGATATGAATATAAAGCGGCACATAATTTATTAATAGCTCACGCATATGCGGTTGATTTATATAGAAAAAAATATGCACATCAAAATGGACAAATCGGATTAGTTTGTAATATGGATTGGGCAGAGCCATATACAAACGATCCTCAAAACGTGGATGCAGCTGAAAGAAGAAATGTCTTTTGGGGTGGATGGTTTTGGGATCCAATATTTTTCGGAGACTATCCTAAATTAATGAAAGATTTAGTTGGAACTAGATTGCCTACATTTACGTGTGAACAATCTGCATTACTTAAAGGTAGTATCGATATATTCTTTTTAAATACATATTCATCTGTATATGTGTACAATCAAGATTATACATGTAATAATTTTGTAGGATGGGATTATGATCAACAAACCGCATGTTCATATTATAGCCAAGAAGGTAAAATTATTGGAAAAGAAACTCAATCAAGTTGGTTGCATATTGTTCCATGGGGTGTAAATAAATTACTAACTTGGATCCAAAATAGATATAGTTATGATGGTCAAGGAACAGGAATTGGAATTGAAAATAGTATTGGAGAGCTAAGAAAATTATCTTTAATAATAACAGAAAATGGTCTTGATATTTTAAATCAATCTGATACATCGACATATGAAGAATGTAAACCTGATGCTGATCGAATTTATTATTATTCATCTTATTTATCAAATATAGCAGATTCCGTTAAAAAAAATGGTATAGATTTTGCTGGTTATTTACCATGGAGTTTATTAGACAATTTTGAATGGACAAATGGTTATAAATGTCGTTTTGGTATTTTTTATTTAGATTGTAATTCCAGTGATGATATACCCAGATTACCCAAAGATAGTGTATCATGGTTTAAGCAATATACTAAAAAATATCCTGATGGCCCTGTAAATACATTCTCAATTGATGCTCGAACAAAAAATTTATATACACCAAAAAAAGCAGAGTCATTTAAATGGGCTGGTGGAGAAATTAGAGGATATTATTATTGGAGTGAAGATTTTTACAGTAATCCTGACTATACTCCTAATAACCCTGACGGAACAAATTTATTATATACATTAGATACAATTACTGATATTCAAACAAATATTGATCCACCAGATCAATTAGTAAATTTTACTCAAAAATCTTATGAAAAAAGATATCCCGAAGATGGTAAAATTATGTCTGAAACCAATTTCAATGCTGTATTTTTATTTACACAATACACAGATTATACAGAAATGGTAAATAACAACGATTTAAATACGATATATAATAATGCAATTGATTATTTTAAAACAAAAAACAATAAAAATTATTTATTGGGATTATGTTTTGGTAGCGGAACCTTTGATATTGGCGAATTTACACTAGGAAAAGAAGGCTCTATTGCTAGCATTTATGCCGCTATAACACCTCTTAACGAAGCATATACATATACTGAAAGCACAGGAACAATAATTGAAGTAACAGGAACTGGATCAGTTAATTATGCTATAACTCCTAGTGTTTTTGGAGAATACAATTGTTTGATATTTGATATTGAATTGGGAGATCCAGACATTCTTAAAGCGAGTGATATAGATAATTTAATGTTATATGTTAAAACATTATATCCTCAAATGATTATAATAATTGATATTGCACACTCGTGCTCATATAAAATACCAGAGGTGACAACGAAAATATTAGAATCTTCTAATTTTGATTATGTATCACCAATAATATATACTTATATGTTTGGAACTACAAATGAATATTGTCCAAATAATAATTTATCGTGGGAAGGCTTTTTTGATATTTTAGAGAAAAATAATACATTTAAAACATATGGATTAAATTGCATTTTACCTTCCATATTTAATGGGTTTCCATCTAGTGTAGATGGAGTGAAAATATTAGATTCTTATAGAAATGGTGGCAGCAATACGGGAAATCCTCCAAATTTATATTATTATCAATCTACGGATACATCAATAACCCCTGTTATAGAAGAAAATTGCAAATTGTATGATTATTTGGGATATTATAAAAAAGATACAGGAGCGATAGATTTTTTTAATGAAACAAATAAATATTATTCAGTTCAGTCAGATATTCCTGTTTCTAAATCACTTGGTGGATTTATTCAATGGAATAATTATACAAATACATAAATTTATTCGCTAGTACAACCTTTTAACAAATATGATATAGCATTTTTATTATTTTTAACAAAATAATAAAATAAAAAATTGATTATTATTTTGTTTATTATTAAACCTTATAACCTTATAACCTTATAACATTATAAATGACAACGATTCAAATAAATTCAAAACAATTTATAGTAAATATAGATTTTGACGAAGCTTCTGCAGAATGGCATAAAAATAAAAAATCAATTGGTAACAGTCAATACAAATATATTTGCACTGTTATAACTAATAAAAACACAACTACAACTTGCCAAAGAGTTTGTTACAAGGACAGTGATAAATGCTGGATTCATAGAAATGCAAAATAACTGTAACTAACAAGTCAAAAACTAATCTATCTTAATTCACAAATAGTCATACGTAAATTGTTAGTTATAAATGCAAAATCATTTTTTTTAGAAGCACTCTTTGCGCGTTTGTTCTTTACTTTTTTAAAAAATGTATCAGAACAATCAATTGCATCAAGCATTTTGGGAGATTTATATTTTTTTTGTATAAAATCACAAAAACTGCGCTGACTAGCATTTGTTTTTTTGAATTGCAACAAAGAAGTGTTGTTAGTTTTACACCAATTCAAAAAAGATTGATAATTGTATATTAAAATCGTAGTAATGACATAATACGACAAGACATTGGTGTCTTCTTTATATAAAGTTTTACGCAGATCTTCAGATACAGAAGTTTTTTCATATAAATCAGTATATTCAAGATTCATAAATCCAAGAATCTTAACCAATTGAAAAAAAGAGTAAATGCTTTCATAATTTATAAAATACTCGGTATTTGCCAAAAATTCATTTATATTTTTTTTATTTTTTGTATTAAAATAGCTGCAAAAAAGAACATTCATAATTCTGGCCCAAAATTCAGTATATGCTTCAAATAAATTTACTTCTGAATTTACTGGAAAAATAGATAAAATAATTGCCTTGCATTCAGAGTTATTCATATCTGAAAAATCTAAACCAAAATTATGAAATGTTTCGTGCATTAATACTTTAAACCATTCTTCTTTCCTAAAAACAACAATTTCGGCAGTTTTAAGACAAGATTTTGTAAATGCAGTGTTTACATTATTTTCATCTAATATTTCAATAGGAGACTCAGGTAGTTCCTTCGTTAAAGATGTATGATAAATAAAAATAGTTAATTTTTTGGAACACTCTTGAGATGCATATTCATTGACAATATACAACCACGTCAATATGTGATCTACATATGTATTATATTTTTCAATATGTATTTCAGGATTTTCGTCTTCAATTAAAAAATGTATAGTAATATCGCGTTCAAATAAACGAAATGAATACGTAAGAGAGCTTAGTGAATATTCGTCAATATGTTCTCGAATTTCATCCGGAAATGCGTTTACATTAAAAGTGGATGGCTTGAAAATCTGATTAACATTATCAATCTTTTTAATTCTTAATTTATAGAAAGAATCACCCATTTGGGATTTGGTATAACTAACAAAATTTGCAGCTTCTTCTATTTCATAAAATAGTTTTTTAAAAATTGCGTTGGTTGTTTTAGTTTGTTTAATTTCTGGCAAGCAATTATATTTATGAAAAAAAGACATTAATTTATGACTTTTATTAGTTAATTTCATATTTAAATATAATATAAGTTTTTATTATATTTTAACTAGTTATTATATTTTACCTTGTTATTATATTTTACCTTGTTATTATATTTTACTTTGTTGTTATACCTTATAAACTAGTTCCTTGTATGTTAGATCCAATGGCCCATTTTCCGATAAATACTTTTGAAAATTGGTTAAAACTGGTTTTTCTGTAATGTGTCTGGGATTAGTGTCGTAGTAATAATTCTCTTCTTTAAATGATGCATTAAATGCACATAAATAAGCTAGATATCGTTTTCCATTTGCACAACTACAAGGTCGAACATACATGTGTCTATGAATGCGATCAGGTTCGTCGGCTTTATTTGCGCACTCACATAAAGAATATGTGTTAACCCACCAATTATGTTCTTCTTCGTCAAATTTAAAGAAGTCGCAAATTTCTGGATTCGAAATGTATTCTTCTTCGTATATTTTTTTAAATCCTTCAAAGTCTTTTGCATAAATACATGCTTGCATTCGCATTACAGTCTGATATGATTTGTCTTCTTTTAAATCATCAAATATGCCAGCATATGTATTGTCTGTAACGATTTTGCCATTAGCATCAAATGTGATGACTTCTTGTCCAGGAACATAAGGATATGACATTTTTAGTATTGATATATTATTATTTTTAGATGTAGATATAATAATATATAATAATTTAATTATTTTCAATTTTTTATAAACTAACAAATTGCGGAGAAATTAAGTATTTAAATAATAACAACTTAAATACAAATCAATAATTTAATATTTAGACAAATTTACCGAAAGCCAATATACATTACAGTTGTCCTTTTGCTATACGATCGCGAATTATCATTAATGTATCGAACAATTCAGGCTCTTGACCTCGTCTATAATGTTGCAACTTTGCAGTTTTTGTTGCCACTAATAATCTTCTTAGATCTTCATTTTGTGTAAATTTTGCCTGTTGAGCATCGCTCATTTCCTTTCTGGAACGTCTTAAAAAGAAATCGGGATCTAGTTCAACGTTTTTCGGTCTTATTAGAGTTCCTAGATATTTACCAGTTTTACCGCCAGCCCCTTTTGCCATTGCCGGGTCTTTTGACAGATCTTCTGAGCCGGAATCTAGTGAAAACTGTAAATAAAATTCTGGGTTCTTCTTCTTAAATTTAGAACCTTGATAGTAATGTTCAACAGAGTTCCATCTATGATTATCTAAAACAAAAGGTGCCACCCAAAAATTAGATAGTTTCTTTCTCCAATCTGGAATGCTATTCAGATCAGCAAATTCATTGACTGCATCATCTGGCACCTTTTCACCAGATCCTTTACCAGGCCTAGCATCTACTGACTTGGAATAAAACTGAAATATAATATTGTCATCATATAAATTCATTATTTTAGATTCACTTAATTCATCAAAAACAGGCTTTTCTGTTCTTATACCAGTAATATCTCCTCTAAATGCTTCAAATTCAGGAATCAAACTAAAAATCCCTGAATTTTTCTCCATACACTTATCCGCAATCATTCTTTTAATATCATATGGTAGCTCATTAAAAGTAAATATCATTTTTCTTTTGTAACCAACTAACATATAATGGGATCCTGTATGCTCGACGATGATGTAAAATTCGGGATTAAACTCACCTCTACTTTCTATAATTGGATCAACTTCTCCGCCACATTGTAGAACATTATTTAGATCGCCTCTATTATAAAGTTTACTAGATAATATAATTATTTTTATATTTAGAATTCTTTCTAATGTATTTATTGCCCAAGCGTCTCCCCAAAATGTGCAAGTTTTCATAACCTTCTTTAATTCAGCTAAATTATTTATGTCTTTCATAAATTTAAAATCATCTATATTTTCCTTTGCATAATCATATTCTCTTTTTAATCGATCTAAATCAGACTTCTTTTTCATTGCTGCATCGCGTATTATTAATTGTTGTTGGCGATCTATTGTTGAAGTCAATTTTGTTTTAAGTTCATCATAATCTCTCTTTTCTTGAATAAATGCAGCCTTTGTGTCTATGATTTCTTTTGAATACATATCATAACCCGTTTTATACACGTCATAATTTTCTTGTTTAGCATCATCCGCTATTCGTTTTCTCATTTTATCAACTGTTGTTTCTTGTCCAATACTATGAAATGCATCTCTAATAGTGGCAAATAAACAATCTCCACCTGCTTCATTATCTGTAATAGTATAATTTTTATTCTTCATATATTTTTGAAGCCATATATCACCAGCCCCTTCGTGATATTTCTCTCTTATATCTGTTGCCTGTTTAGAAGTTTCTTTTTCAAGCATTTTGGGCATTTTTGCGCCTAATCTAGGTGTAAAAATATCACGTCTTATATGTGGAATTAATATGTCTTCAACCGCCGCTGCTGCTGCCGCTTCTTCTGCTGCTGCTTCTGCTGCTTGCTTGGCTGATTTCTTTGTTGGCTCCTTCGTCGATCCCTTAGTCTCTTTTTTCTTTGGTTCCTCAATTTCTTCCTCTGGAACCATTCTAAGTTTATTAATCATTTCTTCAGTTGCAAAAGTATAAATTAATGGATCATTGAATTTTTCTAGATCAAGATCTCCATTTTCATCTACATAATCTAACATTTTTATAGACAATATTTCATATACACCAATTTGAAGTACCTTATTGTTGTGTTTTACTAAATAAATTGGAAAATATGTTATATTTTTGTCAGCAAATGTATTCTTTGGGTTGCCAATTGCAATAACTACACTAATATCCTTAATTTCAACTTGATACAAGCTGGTCTCTTTACTTAAATCATCGGGATCTACTCTTTTAAGTTCAACATAATTGACACTATTATCTAATTTAGATACAACCATTATTTGTATATAAATTAATAAGATTTAATATTTATTTTTTTATTGTATAATAGCTATAATTAATAAGTAATTTAATTTATATAATTATTTACACCTTTTCTCATTTCACGAAACGCCCCTTATTTCGTTAGATTATAATAATAAATTTATAATGTATTATTATAAAATGGGAATTTATGATAATGGTAATATTTTTGGAATAAAAATATATAATTTTAATGATGACGATTTTGCTAATATATTATTTGAAAAAACATATAATGAAATAATGAGTAATGAAGAAAAGAAAAAAGCATTTTTATTCTATACCGAGTTGAATAACAAAGATGAAATACATTTTCAATATTATACTGAATGTAGTAGCACATATGGCGAAGGAATTTTTTTAATGTGGTATCCAATGTCATTAAACCTATTTTTAGAAAAATTCGACGTTTCGTAAACTTGGGAAATTAGAAAAGGTGTAAAAAAGTTACCAAACAGCTTACCAAAGTAAAAAGCTTCTCATTTTAGGATCCTCTAGTAATTCGGCCATATACGCCCACATTTTGTGTCGTTGTTCTACCATATCGTAATTTTCCTGGCTATTTTCAAAATAAATTATGGTTGAAATAATGTCTTGTTTTTTGCACTTAGATGCTTTTACAGAGCTCGCTATTCCGTAATATTTGCATATTTTCATCAAATCTTTTAGTTTATACTCTTCATTATAATAAAATTCATTATTTCCACAATAAAAATCTTTTTTAATAAAATAACTCAGATCTTTAATATCTTCGCTAAAATTGATAGCATCATTGTATTCATTAAAATTATTAGCATCATCATCATTTTGAAATTGATGCATCATTTTTTCTAATTCGAAACTATTGTCTTCTGTATCATTAAAACTATCTTCCAAAAAAAAAGTTATATTTTCCTTAGTATCTTCGTTGTCATTCAATATAATATGATCCATTTAATAATATTATAGTATTATAATAATATAATATTACGCTATATTTTTAACTTGTTTAAAATACAGATTTATTTACATTTCAATTAAGTCCATACATTTAAATATAGACTTATTAGATAAACTCTTGAAATCCTTGGCTTTACTTTTTGCGAATTTTGTAATTATTTCAATCATTGGTTTTCCGTTTATAAGATAATCATCTGCTACATAATTAGCACTTTTCTCAACTGCATCCATTATTTCTTTATTAAATAAGATTGCCATATTTTCAGTCAACTCATCTACTTCAAATTTTTTATCTGTCTGATTAATATATTCTGACATCATTCTTAATAATGTTATTAACAATTCGTAAACAGATAATCTAGGTATTACACCATTCAAAGACAACCAAACAAAGAATTGGGATGTCATTTTACGTTTCTCATTAATTACATTCATATCGCAAAACTTGTCATAATTTTTATCTGGATCAAAATATTGCATATCTTTAAATAAATCCATATAGCTTGAGAAACGTTGATCAATCAATGTCTTCAACCAACTATACGTTCCAATTAATTCAGTATAAAGATCTGTATATAATTTCAATAATGTTTTATTAGTTATTGTCATATCAAATAATAAATTACCAATTGTATTTGTTAAGATTTCTACATTAGACTCTATTTCCATTATTTCATTCAATGCGCTCATAATTTGGTCTCTATTAATTACATATTTTTCTTTTGATAATTTACTCATTGCTAATCTTAATTTATCAATAGCTGCATTTAATCCAGTTTTTTGCTCTATCTTTGTTGCCTGAAATGATCTAATCGTATCCCAATCTTCGCCAGACATTTCCATATTTTTGTTACCCCTTCGTTTTCTCTTATCTACTGATTTATACCCATCAGATCCAGTACTCGAACCCTCGTCAATATGTTCTCTCTTGTGAAATATATTGTCGTTTATAAAAGCAGTAGAACCTACATGTTCTGTAAAATAATTAAACATATTGATTGTGTCATCTGGTATCTTGTATGGAAATCCAGCAAACATAATCGCATTAACTTGTTGTAAGGTAAATTTTTGCATTTGTGATGTCATTATATTTGGTATTCTACTTAGAATATAAAGTCTACTATTTATATCAATTTTTTTTTAAATATAATATTATGTTAAATAAACTTAAAACTAGCCGTATATATTATATTATAATGTCACAAATACAAGATAATATTTCTGATCCGCAACTGGAAGACCAGTCATTCGAGCCAATAAATAGATGGGATGATCTAGATATAGATCCACAAATTTTGAGAAGTATATATGCATATGGTTTTGAAGCACCAAGTCCTATTCAACGCAAAGGAATTAGACCTATTGTTGAAGGTCGAGATGTGATTGGTCAAGCTCAATCTGGAACAGGCAAAACTGCCACATTTACTATCGGAGCTCTTGCGAGAGTTGATTTGACGCAAAACACAAATCAAATATTAGTAATGAGTCCGACGCACGAGTTAACGCGCCAAATCACAAAGGTAATGAAGTCATTGTCTGAAATGATGACTGGAATTCGTATAAAAACTATTGTAGGCGGATCTTCTATTGATGATGATGTTGCATATATGCGCGATACCCCTCCTCATATCATTGTTGGTTGTCCCGGAAGAGTATATGATATGATAAGACGTCGCCATATTAACGCATCGACACTTAAATTGGTAATATTAGATGAAGCTGACGAGATGTTGTCTCAAGGGTTTAAGGATCAAATTTACAATATTTTTCAGTATCTTAATACAGAAGTACAGATAGCTTTATTTAGTGCAACTTTACCTCCAAATATTGCATCACTTACTGATAAATTTATGAGAAATCCTGTTAGAATTAAGGTTGCTGCTGAACAATTGACATTGGAAGGTATTAAGCAATATTTTGTTGCATTGGATGATGATCGCCAAAAATATATTACACTCAAAGATTTATATGGAACATTGTCTGCATCTCAATGTATTATTTATTGCAATAGTGTAAATCGCGTCGTTGAATTATATGATGCTATGAAAGAGGATAATTTTCCCGTTTGTTGTATTCATAGTGGGATGGATCCGAGTCAAAGAGAAGCTGCAATGACAGAGTTTAGAAACGGAATTAGTCGCGTTATTATTTCATCAAATGTTACTGCGCGAGGTATTGATGTTCAGCAAGTTAGCATTGTCATTAATTTTGATATTCCTCGCGATGTGCATACGTATATACATAGAATTGGACGCAGTGGCAGATGGGGGAGAAAGGGAACTGGAATTAATTTTATTACTAGACGAGATGTTGCAAAAATAAAGGAGATTGAAGAGTATTATCATTGCCAGATTAATGAATTACCTCAGAGTTTAATTGTTTAAAATTATAAATATAAAAATAAAATTTATAAAATAATATTCGTAAAATAAAATTATATATATTCTATTTTACAAATAAATGGAGACAAATATAAATCAAATATTTAAACTTCCTATTTGTTTTAATCCACAAGTTAAAATACTTAACGAAACTATTATTGATGATTTAGAGTTAAATAAAACAATTAAGGAAAGTAATGATACTAATAATACTAATAATGATGTAAAACCCATATACAATTATGTATTTAAACCAACTACATCTCTTGGTAATAAAATTTTAGAAGTATTGCCCAATTATTACACAACAGATCCAGTTTTTTTAAAAGAAACCCAATTATTGCTAGAAAATATTTCAAATAAAGAAATAGATGAAATTTCTTCAAATGCAGATAACATAACAATTTTTGACATTGAAGAGACAGTTAATGCATTTAACGAAATAAAATCGGAAACTGGATTTTGTGAAAAATATTTATATATTGATTGGGATTTTGCTAAATTCTTAAATAATAATCCAACATTTTTACAGATTATGAGCATTTACAATATAGCTTCACCATTATTATCATTATGTTTGCCTATTTTTGTTTTAATTGTACCTTTTTTTGTAATAAAATTTAAAGGAGCAGAACTTAACATAAAAGAATATACTGAAATATTGCGGGAATTGATACAAAACCACGCGATTGCAAAAATATTTACAAGCTTTCACGAAGTTGATTTTGGACAAAAAATATATTTACTTGTTTCTGCAGCCTTTTATTTATTTTCCATTTATCAGAATATATTAACATGTATTCGATTTTATTCTAATATGAAAAAAATACACGATTATTTGTATAAATTTAAGAAATATATTTCATTTACAACAAAGATAATGGATTATCATTTAAATCGATCGAATAAACTAACAAGCTTTAAGAATTTCAATGAAACTGTTAGTGCAAACAAAGAAATATTAGATAAGATACGATTTGAAATCGACAAGGTATCCTCTTTTTCATTTTCATTATATAAAATTACTGAAATTGGTCATATTATGCATATATTTTATGAAATATTTGATAACATTGAATATAATAATGCCTTTTTATTTTCATTTGGATTCAATGGTTACTATAATTTATTACAAGGACTACAGTCGAATATTAGTGGTCTAAAAATAAACAAAACCACATTTATTAGTGCATCTGAAGAAATACTAGGGAACAAAAAGGAAGAAATAAAGGATAAAGGTAAAAAGGGTAAAAAAGATAAGAATAAAAAGGATAAGGGTAAAAAGGAAAAAGAAAATGAAAAGAAGGATAGACCTAATTTCAAAAAAATGTATTATCCAAAATTTATTGATGATAAAAGTGTAGTAACAAATGATTGTAATTTGGATAAAAATATGATTATAACAGGACCAAACGCATCAGGAAAAACAACAATTTTAAAAAGCACTATGATTAATATAATATTATCACAGCAAGTTGGATTTGGATGTTTTGAAAGTCTAGATCTAAACCCATATGATAATTTTTATTGTTATTTGAATATTCCAGATACATCATGTAGAGATAGTTTATTTCAAGCAGAAGCAAGACAATGTAAAGACATAATTGATAGTATAAATGAAAAGGATGAACATAATTTACAGAAAGAACGTCATTTCTGCATTTTTGATGAATTATATTCAGGAACAAATCCAGATGAGGCAGTTGTTAGTGCAAATGGATTTATGAATTATATTGTAAAGAAAGAAAATGTTACAAGTCTTTTAACAACACATTATATTAAACTTTGTAAAAAGCTAGAAAAAAATGATAGAATAAAAAATTTCAATATGAATACGGTAAAAAAAAACGACACATTTGAATATACGTATAAATTGATTGATGGCATTTCTAAAATTAAGGGAGGGTTGAAGGTTTTAAAGGATATGAACTATCCAAAGGAAATATTGGCATCGTTTAATTTTTAATTAATATATTTGTAAATTTATTTATGATTTATGATTTATTTATTTATCATTTTATTTTATTTTATTTTATTTTACGAATTCGTTATATTTATTATTAAAATATATTATTATTTTTTAATAATGGCATTTAATGATTTATTAAGCACATCATTTTTATTTAGCGTTGCAATTATTGTTATATTAATTGGTGCTATATTTGCATATGTTAGTTACAGAATGTCTGAACAAGATCACAAAATTTCATCTATGTTGGGATTAATTTCAACAATGGCTGAAGAATTGCAATTCTTTAGAAATAAATTAAGTAAGAACTCTAATTTAAATACAGATGAAGTAAAAGAAGAGTCGCCAGCTGCGCATATTTTAGATCCTAATAATTTGTTAAATTTAGTAACATTATCTAATAATACACAATTAATATCAGTTTCAGATGACGATGAATTAGAAGAAAGTGATCAGGAAGAAACAGATGATGAAGATGATGAAGAAACAGATGAGGAAGATGAGGAAGATGAGGAAGATGAAGAAGAAGATTTAGAAGAACAAGATTTGCAAGAAGAAAGTGATTTAGGGACTGAACTGAATTTAGAAGAAGTTGTCGATTTAGATGCATCTGAACAATTACTTGAAAATAACGAATTAGATGATAATTTAACTGTAAATGCAAATGCAAATAGTAATAATATTAAATCTATTCATTTAGAAGATCCTATAGAGTTAAATTATAATATAAATAATGAATTTAAGAATATTGATCCATCTGATGAATTGTTGTCGAGCGATTTAAAGTCTATTTCCATTTCCGATTTAGAAGAAACTAACAAGAAACAAGAGTATAAAAAAATGTCTCTTAATGAACTTAAAAAGGTTGTTTTAAATAAGGGTATTGTTCCAGATGCATCTAAACTAAAAAAGAATGAATTATTGAAATTATTAGGAGATGAATAAATTTTATCTACTATTAATATAATATGAATTCTTTTACAAATACAAATGCAAATTATTATACAGTAACTCCAGTAAATCCACTAGAATCATCGTGGCAACCAGATGCAACTATAAATAATAAAATTCATTTAGATTCTGGAATTACATCAAATTGGAAATATAGACAATATATGCAAGGAAATGCAAACCATATTATGAAGTATAACACAATGGAATATATTTATGCTTCTGGCAATAATCCATATGCAGTATCTAACAAAATACCTAGTGCTAACGTGCCATATAAATTTTCATCAATGTATGATCCAAATATCCCAAGTTATGGTTATAGCAATAGCGATTTAAAACAGGAGTTTTTAAAGAAGCAGCAAATAAATGGGCGAATGATTGCACCTTCTATGCCAGCGTCAAATAAATAATATTATATATTATTAAATAGTGTAATATATATAATATTTTCGTTATTAATACAAATTAATTTAAAGATATATATATAATGTTTAATTGTATTATTCGTTTTTTTAACAAAAAACAAGAACAAGAACAAGAACAAGAACAAGAACAAGAACAAGAACAAACTAAAAATCAAGCTAAAACCCAATATCAAGATCAAATATTTAATAAACAATATAGAAATTCTTATAATAAATTGTGGATACAAAATTTACGAAACTATTATCCATAGATAATATTAAAAATAAACTTTTTATACATTGTAAAATAATATACATTGTAAACAATATAATAACTATTTTATATTTATTATATTATGCTATTTGAGTCAACTATTAATTTCGAACCTGTTAGTTTAAAACGTCATAGACATCGATTGCACGGAGGAACATATGATCCATCAAAAAAGGAAAAGGATGACTTTATAAAGGCAATTGAAAGTTTACCAGAAGGGTTTCCGAAAGAAAAAATGACAAAGCCAATAAGATGTGTATTAAATTTTTATTGTAAAAGACCAAAAAATCATTATAAAACTGGAAAATATGCAAATATATTAAAAGATACTGCACCTAAATATAATATTAATAATAAAGATTTAGATAATATGGTCAAATTTGTGTTAGATGCTTTGAATGATAAGCTCTATCTAGACGATTCACTAATATTTGAAATTAATTGCAGCAAATTATATTCAGAATCAGATGGTTATATTTATGTAAAATTTATGGAAGTTGATGAGACCATTATATCTAGTTAAATGTAATACTATATTAAAAAATATTTGTCTAAATTAAATAATTTAATTAAATTACAATATATATTAAATAATTAAAAATATATATTTTGCAATTCGTATTACTTAAAAATAAAAGTTCTTATTAAATCATAATAATGGATAACGATATTATTGATATATCTTTAAATTTTGAAGATTTAGATAATGGCAGTTGGAATAATCAAAAGAAAACCAATTTTGGTGGAGGAATCGAACTTTTGATGAATGAAAAAAAAATGGATAATGGCCCATCAAGTGATATTGATATTGATGATCTGAATAATTTAGAAGATGAATTAAATAATTTAGCAAGTGAAACAACCAATCCTGGATCTGGATCTGGATCTGGATCTTCAAATATGTTTGGGTCATCCTTTTTCGATGATGGACCATCTGTTAGATTCGATGACACTCCATCTATTGGAAGATCTACGTCAAATACTGCCAGTGATGGCAAAACATGGGACGGATATGGCAAATTTAATAATATTCCACTAAATCCAGATCGCAGCGGAATGTCATCTCAGCCCAAACTCTCAAAAGATGAATTATTGAGAGAGAAATTTAAATTTTTAAGAAAGTTAGAAGCACTTGAGAAAAAGGGAGTTGAACTAACAAAAAAGTACAATATGGATTCTGATTTAGCCGAAATGCAAGGGGAGTATGAAATGATTATGGAGGAAAAAACAAAGCAAAATTCCGTAAAATTTCAAGGCAATATGATGATGGCTGTAATTAATGGAATTGAATTTTTGAATAACCGATTTGATCCTTTTGACATTAAAATAGATGGCTGGGGCGAACAAATTAATGAAAATATTAATGATTACGACGATGTATTTGGAGAGCTTTATGAAAAATATAAATCTAAGGCATCTTTAGCACCAGAGCTCAAGTTGATGTTCCAATTGGGTGGTTCTGCAATGATGGTTCATATGACGAATACTATGTTTAAGAGCGCAATGCCTGGTATGGATGATATTATGAGACAAAATCCGGATCTAATGCGACAATTTCAAAGTGCAGCTGTAAATTCTATGGCTAACACAAATCCTGGATTTTCTGGATTTATGGGAGGATTAATGAATCCTCCTGAGGCAAGCTCATTTAGTCAACCGCAACAATCTAGAGGGCCTCCTCCTCCATTAAATACTCAAGGACCCAATGCAGTTCCTCCTCCAGCTAATCGAGCAGGCAATAATGTATCAAGCAACAATGGATCTGGTAGACCAGATATAAGTATGGCTAGAGGAAATTTTAATGATGGTATTAGTATCAAGGAAAATTTTGGTATTCCTGGACTTGAACCACCTCAGCAATCGCAAAAGAGTCAACGACGCCCCGAGATGAAAGGGCCAAGTGATATAACTGATATTTTATCTGGTTTGAAGACAAAAACAATTAACATTTCAGAACAACCTTTAAGAATGTCAAATGCAAATGCTGATCAATTCTCAGACAATAATAGCAGCACAATTAGTATTAATGATCTAAAGGATCTTCAAGGGGATGCCAATGTTCCTAAGAGAACTCGTAGAAAACCAAAGTCTGATAAAAATACTGTTAGTTTAGATATGTAATAAAAATAATAAAAACAAAAATATATGGATACCAAGTATAATTGTTGTTTTTGCGGTACTGTTAAAAACTGTGGTAAACATTTAGAAAAAGTTTTGAAAAATATAGAAACAATAGGTTCTTTATTTTCTGCTTACAAAATTATAATTAGTTATGATATTTCTAGTGATAATTCTTTAGATATACTTCAAACGTATCAGATAACGCATCCTAATATGATTTTGTATATTAATACAGATGATGTATATGATTTTCGAGTATATAATATTGCAAAGGCACGTAATAAATGTTTAGATATTGTTAGAAATAATTATTCAGATTATGAATATTTTATAATGATTGATTGTGATGATGTGTGTTCGGATATGCGTGATTTAGAGCCCTTAAAATTCTATTTAACAGAAAATGAAACGTGTAAATGGGATGCTATTTCATTTAATAGATACCCTTATTATGATTTATGGGCATTATCTAAATATCCATATTCATTTGGCTGTATGCATTTTAAGGACTGGAAAGCATGGGGGAAATATATAGAAATAATAATTGCAAAAACAAAACCAAAAACATTAATATCGTGCCTTTCTGCATTTAATGGATTTGCCGTTTATAAAACTAACAAATTTATAAATTGTTATTATGATCCTAGACCTAGATTAGATCTTTTACCAGATCACTTATTAAAAAAAAATGAGGAGATAGCAGGACCTATGTATTTTGAAGGTAAGGCAAAATTGGTTGATTGTGAACATCGTAGTTTTCATTTAATGGCAAAAAATAAAAATAATGCCAAAATTTTTATTGCACCAGAAATTATGTTTAATACATTACATAATTTAATTTAATAATTTATTATCATTATAAATAACAAACTAACAAAATCCAATATTATTTGTATAACATTATTTGAATACTAATAATATAATATCATCATAATCTATATCATACTTTATGAATATAAAAAGTAATATAAAAGGCAGTGTTCTTGGTGAAGGATCATATGGGTGTGTTCACAGACCAAGTCTACATTGTAATAATAATGTTTTTCCAGAAGCTGATTATAAAGAATATGTCTCTAAAATTATGACAACAAAAAATGCAAAGTCCGAACTGAAGGAATTCTTGGTTATTGGTGAATATGATAAAACAAACGAATTTCATTTAGGCGCACCAATACTATGTCAACCAAATTTAGATAATAAAATTATTAAAGAAATTTCAAATTGTAAAAATATTGAAAGTGATGAAGTAAAGTCAAAACCGAATAATTATAAAATATTACTTATGAAATTTGGTGGCCCTGATCTAAAGAGTTTATGTGATACAAAACTAACAAAATATTTATCGATTGGATCAAAAACAAAAGCAAAATCAAAGACAGATAAATTTTGGTTGGAAGTGCATCATTTATTAAAAGGATTAAAATTTTTAAAAGATAATGGTCTTGTTCATAATGATATTAAACCTCAAAATATTTTATTTGATATGAAAACAGGTAAACTTATATTTATTGATTTTGGACTGATGCGTTTAAAATCTGATATTATTAAATCTTCAAAAAAAAGTGATAATTTTTTGGGTATTTATCACTGGTCTTATCCATTTTCGTGCGCATTTATGGATAAAAATAAATATACAGCGTATCAAAGACTTAGTTCTGCAAGAAGACAAACATATAAATCTCAGTTAAGTGAAATGATTATGGAAAAGACAAAACAAAATACTTTTGATATGCCAATTCGAAATCCAGATTCTTTTAATATATTATTTTCGTATTTGAATCCTGATGGTGAAATTCCTCCAAATTCTACTGTATATAAATATATTGATGATTTTTTTGATGGATTTAATCATTTAATTAAGTCAAATGATTATAATTATGTTTTAAATAATATTGTTGATTCTATAGATGTTTATGGAATGGGATTTACACTAAAATATATATTAAATTGTTTTTACAGTCATAATGCAATAGATTTAGATTTTTTTACACGTTTGTCGAGTTTTTTTGAGAAAATGTATAGTTTTAATCCAGAGACAAGAGAAATAAATATTGATAATTTAATAAATGAATATGAAAATATCTTACTAGAAACAGGTGTTTTAACTAGATTAAAAAAAACATTTGAAACCCAACTTGTTGTAAATAAAAAACTTGTAAATAAAAAAACTGTAAATAAAAAAACTGTAAATAAAAAAACTGTAAATAAAAAAACTGTAAATAAAAAAACTGTAAATAAAAAACTTGTATCTGCATCTAAATCTAAATCTTTATCTAAAGAACTAGATTTATTTGCTAGTTTAGATCCAATTATTAATAAAGTTTGTCCAAAAGATAAGGATCTTAATTTAGCAACTAACAAATGTGTAAAAAAATGTAAACTAGGACAAACAAGAAATGCAAAATTTAGATGTGTAAAAAATAGAACAAAAAAGGCCTTAAATATCTATAAGTGAGGATTCAACTAACAATTTCAAATAACATTTAATAATACCTTATCTATTACAGTATTTTTAATCACATTTTTGATTATTTTTCCATAATTTTTGTCAGACTCTTCTTTTGTTGAGCCTGACATTGAATGCATTATAATATTTAAATACTTATCATTTTGTTTAGAGTCTGGATCAGAAAAATCTGGATGAATCTTTTGCCATTCTGTGATTTGTTTTATATTTTTATTTGCAATCTGTTTAATTGCAAGTGTTAGTTTAGCCTTGTTTTCATCCTCTTTTGCCCATTTATTTTCATCTTTGATATATACAATTTCTCTTTTTACGTCGCTGCAATGTATTGGTCTTTTACATACATCCAACTGTTGTAATCCATTTATAAACATTTTACTAACACCTTCAGAATATCCTAATCTACCAGTTTCTTCTAAATCATCCACTGTTATATCCAATTGATTTACAAATTCAGTAATATTAAGAGCATCTTTGCAATCTTCGTTTAAATATATTTGTAAATTAAAAGTATTATTGCAATTCGTATTTATTATATTGTTATTTGTTGTTTGTTTAGACGCCAATTCAATCATACTTTTTTGAAGTTCATTATTTTGTTTAACAAGGTCATAAAACATTTCGGGAGTAATTTTGAAATCACTTGGTAGTTTTGTTTCTACACACTTTTTTGAATGTTTCCAGAGGCCAACTTTTGTATTATATGATTTACAACATTTACAGCAAGTATGATCCGGAACCTTTTGGAACCTTTTGGTTAACAAGACCATATTTTGGTTCAGATCTTTATGCTTTTTTGTCGACAAATGGCGATCATATTGACTTTTACGTGATGTAAAATAGTCACAAGTATTACATACAAATTTATGTGATGCAGTCATATTATTTTTATTTGTATTTAACAAATCGGCCTCTATTTTTGGCATCATATATATAAGGAATTTATTAAAAATTTAAAAATCTAAAAAAAAGTATAAAAATCTCTTAAAATCGGAACTTTTTTGGTTAACAAAGTTAACAAAACAGTTAACCAAAAAAGGTTCCAAAATTATTTTGAGATTTTTTTGCAAAAAATATGCTAAGGAAATAAACTGAATATTTTTAGAAATTTAGAGCATTATGGTCACAAAGGTCGGAAAAAGACCCCTTTTTCAAAAGTATTTTGGGATTTTCGAAAATGGACATTTATAAATGTCCAAAAATGAAAAATAAAATTTAGATTTGGAAAATATTTGTTACTGAAAAAGCGACCTTGAAAAATGCATAAAAAATAAGAGCATATCCAATCACAACATTTTTTTCGTATTTAACAGCATATTTTTGCGACAAATTTGTCATAAATCGGATCCCTTGTTTTTCCTATTAGACAAAACTTGTCGACAACTTTGCTTAAAAATGGGGGTCCGATTTCGGACATTTTGCATCTCATAATTAGATATGATTGTTAATAAAATCGTGACCATATATGCTCTCAGTTCAGAGATACTGTCGTATACCATCTTTTAAAAAAAATAAAGAAAATAATTCAATAAATATATTATAAAAAAGAACTTAAAGAAATAAATAATGTATGATTATATAAATGTTCCAACAATTGCTAACACTTTTTGCCTTATTTTCTGCATCTAATGCGGATTTTATGTTTGAGCAAACTAAAACTGCTGAACCAATGCGCAGTCAAAAAGATTTGCTGAATTTAACTACTGGTGGACCTTATACTTATTCCCAATCCGGGCATCATTTTTATGGAACTGCTTATGATGGCAGCTATATTGATACATATGGATGCTGTGCTGGTGCATCTGGATCATGTCGGAATAATCCATCGTGCCAATGCCAGAAAAGCGTAGGACCATTGCCTCAAGGCACATATACATTGGGAAATATGTATACATTTAAGAGCTGTATTAATTCATATGATTTGTATCCTTCTTCAACAAATAATATGTGCGGGCGCTCTGGGTTTCTAATTCATTGCGGGGGCTGCTCAGGAAATCCATCTGAAGGATGTATTGTTATTGAGTCAGATGCAACTAGATATAAGATTAAAAGCGGATCTACACTAAAAGTAGTCGCTTAAATTTATTCGGTTTTAACTTAAATTTATTCGGTTTTAAATTCATCAGAAACACAATTTATTAGATTTACATTTTTAACAATATAATCTATAAAACTATATACTACTGTAGATCGTCTAAATCTATGACCAAATCTATGACCAAATTTATGACCAACTCTATCATCAAATTTATTACCAATATTATTGTTAACTTTTTGAGTTAGATTACTATATTTATTTATTTCAATATCATTAATTTCTTCTGTAGGATATATTTTATAAAAAACATCGTTTATCATATTATAGAATTCATAGATAAATATCTAAATTCAAATAATGCAAATAATATAAATATACTATTTTATATTATTTATAATTACAATCATAAATGATAATTAATTAACTGTTTTTTCTACTATATCCTTTAGATCTTATTCTTATTTTTCTGCTTTTTGTTCCAGATCCTCCGTTTGTAGTTGTTCTTCTTCTTCTTCTATCTCTCACACTTATCGGTTTTTCTAACATACTTTCTATATCATCTTTTTTTACAATTAACGAAGCAACTACTACTAATCCAATAGTTCCAGCAAGAGCTATACCAATTAATTCAAGATCATTTGTTAAAGTCATTTAATATATATTATACAATATAAAATAATATAATATAAAATTGAAATAAATTAGAGAATATACAGTATATAATATAAAATATATGAAATTATTCTTAAAAGAACTCGCACCTAAAATTACCGAAATGTCTAAAACATTAATATTTATTGACGGCAGCTATTATAACTTTCATCGTTACCATTCTTTACTAACATGGTGGAAAAATGCCTTTCCAGAAGATACTGAATGCATAAAAGATCCTTATCAAAATCCGATGTTTGTAGAAAAATTCAGGAAAACTTTTGTTAACAATATTAAATCTCTACAGAAAAATTTGAAAATCGACAAGCAAGTTGAACCTATTATAATTGTCGGCAAAGATTGCAAACGCGAACATATATGGAGAACTAAATTATTCCCTGAGTACAAAGGAACAAGAGCAAATGGTCAAGAAGATGGCTTTATGGGCGGACCATTCTTTAAAATGGTTTATGATGATAACTTATTTGTAGAAGCAGGCGCTCATAAAATTTTAAAGCATCCTCATTTGGAAGCAGATGATTGTATTGCAATTTCTGTAAAACATATATTAGAGCATTATCCTAATACAAATATATACATTATTACTAGCGACAAAGATTATTTACAACTTGCAGGACCGCAAGTGCAATTATATAATCTTTCATTTAAGAAACTAACAGATCAAAAGTCTAGCACAAATGATCCAAAGCGTGACCTATTTTGTAAAATAATTACAGGCGATATAAGTGACAATATTTCATCAGTATTCCCAAAATGTGGACCAAAGACCGCGCTAAAATATTTTGATAACCCAGATTTATTACAAACAAGGTTAAATTCATCAGAGGAGTTTAAGAAAAAATACGAACTAAATAGCACATTAGTAGATTTCAATAATATTCCTGCAGAATTAGTAAATGAATTTCTTAATAATGCATCGACATAATGTATGAACTTAAAAATAAATTTGAACAAATAGTAAATTAACGAAAAAGCTTAAATATATTTTTTTATCTATTTATATATTTGAATTTAAAATGGATAACAATATATTACCAGATAATAGACCTATTGACCAGCATTTATTTATTTTAGATCCACTCTCCGTTATTATAAAGCTAGCAATTCTCAGCAATAAACCAATTGGCACCAAAATATGTATTTCAAGGAATATTATTTATTTTCAAAATCCTGGTATATTTCAAGGATTATGCAGATATATTTTAAAAACTAACAAAACTGATTTGCAATATATGTATAATCCAATCGAAATTGCGTGTCAATATTACTTATCAGAAACAAGTATCGAGAACAATCCAGGTCTAAAAGATTTGTTTAAATGCGCACAAAATGGTATTCTTAAATTAATAGAAACGTATAAACAATGCTCTATTATGCGTTTATGTTTAAACTATTATTATTCTTTGATTTCAAATCATTTAGAAGAAACGTGCATTGAAAATTTGTTTCGTAAAGATAATATGACACCTCTTTACACGACAGACTTAGTTGATGAATTGCATTTATTATGGACACAGGAAAGGATTAAAATAATTTTAAATTTAACAACATATTTGATTAGTAGTGATAGCGCGGATGCAGATGTGAAATCAATGGAAACGATTATGGAAAATATTGATTTAGAAACTCAAACTGTTTTTGTGACAATTTGATTTATTAAATTTGATTTATTAAATTTGTTAGTTATATAATATTTGTTTTTATTTATCAAAATATTATATATATTATATACAATATATCAATGAAAAAACTTAAATCAGAAGGAAGTCTATTTGGTTATTTAGATAAATTAGAAGAAGATAAATTAAAAACACTTAATTTATCTGATCTTGATATAAATTATATTTCTGAAACAAAGGATGATGCAAATTCTGAAAAAACATGGGACAATTTAATTACATTAGAAACATTTAATGACTGGATTAGTGTTGCTGCGTATAAAATAGAATGTCTTGATCTAGCAATCACAATTTATCGTTGGAGGCTTCAAACGTGTATTTTGTTAGGTCTTCTTTTGTCAACCGCATCAGGAACAATTAGCGTCACCCAATTTGGTAATTATTCGCCTAAATTAAAATTTGGATTAAATTTGGTTCTAACTGTTACAAGCTTTGCGGTTGCCTTGTTGACTGGTATTGTTAAAACATTTAAATTGCAAGAGACGCTAGAAGAATATATACACTTAAAACAGAGTTGGGTTTCATTTAGTGCAAAGATCAATAATGAAATTTATTTACCGAAAAAAATGCGCGGCAATGCAGAGACAATTATAAAAGAAAATAAAGGTAGATTTTTAGATTTATTAAAAGTTGATAGCCCTATTCCAAAAGATCTATCTGTTTTAGCTGCAAAACATTTGGATAAAGGAGATGATATTGAGAGCCAATATTATAAATATAGAGATAATATTATTAAAAAGGAAAAAGATATGAATCATAATTTTATGCGATGTTTATCCTTTTTTTATAATTGTTGTTATTGTTTTTATAAAACAGATACTGCTAAGAAAATTACCGATAATCGAGAACTAGCAAAGACAATTAAATACAGCAAAATTGAAAATGCAACTAAATACAAGCGCCGTGCATATCAATATACACTGTCTTCTATTATGTTGAATAATATTAAAAATGAATATAATGAAGTTAAGGTACAAACTATAAAGCAAAATACTATTGAAACACAGACGGATGTAACTGAACCGCCTAAGGCACCAGTTCAAGATCTTAAAGAAAAGGCACCCGTTCAAGATCTTAAAGAAAAGGCACCCGTTCAAGATCTTAAAGAAAAGACACCCGTTCAAGATCTTAAAGAAAAGAATCCAGTATATTTAAAAATAGAAGAAGCAGTTAATGATATATCAGATATTATATCGGGGAAAAAAAAAGAAACTGTAGAAGCAGTAGAAGTAGTAGAAGCAAAAGCAGTAGAAGAAGAATTACAAACAGAAAACGTAACTGGAGGAAAAAAATAGATAAGGGTCGACGTGTTTCAGTAAGAAAATATTTCAAATAATAATTTATTAAGGCTATAAAATATTATTTATTATTATTATTTATTTTTTAAAGATCTATTTTTTGATTTATTGCGTTTTTTTAAAGATGTATTTTTTCTAGATCTTATGCTTCTACTTTTACTTTTACTTTTACTTCTATTTTGTTTTCCACCTTTTTTATCAGTATCAGCTAATTCTTTCTCTGCCAATCTTTCCCTTTCTTTATCAGCTTTTTCCTTTTCACTTAAATCAAATTCAGTTTCATATGCATAAGCTTCTGTTATTTCGGTCGGTCTATATTCATATCCAAATAGATCAGCCCAAGCCTTTCTTACCTTATCAAATGTATTCTGACACTTCATTGCATATTTTTTAACAGTTCCAACACTTTTTCCTGGATATAGCTCTAATTCAATGGTTATATAATAAGACAATTTTGATTTATTTTCTTTTGCGATATTGTATTGCAAATAGTGATTATAATAATCCGTATTATATTGATTTATAGGAAGTATTCCATTAGGAATGCCTGGATAAGGGCTACCAGGCGGATAAGGGCTACCAGGTGCATAAGGGCTACCAGGTGCATAAGGGCTACCAGGATAAGGGCTACCAGGATAAGGGCTACCAGGATAAGGGCTACCAGGATAAGGGCTACCAGGCGCATAAGGATTTCCAGGCGCATAAGGATTTCCAGGCGCATAAGGATTTCCAGGCGCATAAGGGCTACCAGGATAAGGGTTACCAGGTGCATAAGGATTTCCTGGTGCATAAAGATTTCCTGGTTGTATATAAGGATTTACAGGAAAAGGATTATTATTGATTTGAGCATAATTATAAAATTCTTTGCTAGGCCTTTCTCTGTCAGCACCTCCAATAAAATCTGATTCATCATCGCTATCACTATCATCTGACAAGTATCCTCCTCCTTGCATATCATCAGATGGTAATTGACGTTTTATTTCTTGAATATCAGCTCTAATTGTTTCTATTTTTGTTTTAAAATCTTCAAAACTAATACTTTTTATTCCAAGATCTTCATTAAATGTTCTTTCATCTATAGTTAAGTCGACGTAGTCTATAATAGTAGTTAGTCTTTTAAAAAGATTTATTATTGTAGATTTTTCATCATCAGATATACCATTAAATGAATTGTATTCAATCATAGTTTTAATTTTAGCTATAAATTTTTGTATATGCTCTATATTATTTATTCTCTTAGTTTTTTCATTTAACTTTTTTATTATTTTATTGCTACGTTTTTCATTTTCTTCATAAATTACAGTTTCTGTAGATTCAACAATTTTTGATGACGGCTTAGGGTTTCTCGGGGGGCGAGGACTTTTGCGGTCTGAATTTTCTTTTTTAATTTCTAATTCATTAATTTTTGCATTAAAAGGCCTAGCTATCTTATCTAATTTTGTTATTATTTCTTCTATCGCGTTGATTAAATTTTTATCTATAAGTGATGCTGTTTGTGCTGCTAACTCCGATGATTCTGACGCTAATGGATTTGATAGTTGAAATTGATTATCGCCAAGATCTTGCATATTAATATCTGGTGCATCTACAGAAGGCACAACATCTTCTTCAGAAGATGGTTGAGAAGGTGAGTCTAGCCCAGAAATATTTCCACACCAATCAATAAAAAATTCAACATCTTTTTTTGTAAACATACAATTACCTTCATAATTTCCAATTACTTGATATTTTGGTCCAGTAAAAAGTAAAAATATAATATTATCAGCAACTTCATTTAAATCTCTACAATCTATAGAAAATGTATCATCGTACATCTTAACAATGTAAATATGTATACCTAATACTTTTCTTAAGGTTTCAATAAAGCTTTGTTGCCTTTTGGCATCTGTATTAAAATAATCCATTAATTCTTTTCTTATAGCATCTTTTTCTTCTTCTGTTGCAGTTTCTTCTATTTCTGCTTTAATTATAGCTTCTTCTTCTATGAAGTCGTCATAATCCTGATTATTAGCAGCTAATAATCTACGTAAACTAGCAATAGTAAAACGCTTTGTTCCCTTTATTTTATCATTTTCAGTGTCATTTTCTACATCTGCATACAAATTTATTGTAATTGCGTTTAATAAATCCAATTGATTATTTAAAGCATCTTTTATGCAACCTAAAAATTGGTTTAATGCTAAAGGGATTTCGTCAACAATTTTATGATTATTCGCATCTCTTATATATTTATCTTTTGCATACATTTGATATTCGTATATAGATGGATTATATATAATCCAATCTTGAAAAGAATTAATATCTCGTGTAGCTGCATTTGTTTTTATATTTTTATTAAATTCTAGAGTATTTTTAATGTCTATTTTTCGTGCATTTAATTCATCATTAAAAAAAGAAAATGAAACCAATTTTGTAAAGTCAGTAAACTCTTCAAAAGTATCTAGTAAACTAACACAAGTATTTTTAATACCTTGTTGACCCATTTTTGGATATAATATTTTTTTGATTTTATTGCATTTATCTGGATTTTCTTTTAATTTAATTTTAATAAAATTAATTTTATGCCTTTGAATAAAAATTTCATAAAAAATTGTATCTAGTTTTTCTATAATATCTTCTTCAATTAATTTATTCCAAAAAATAGAAGGAATTATTTCAAAACTAGGTAATCTTTCTAATATTATTATATTATTATTATAATCCAATATATCAGTATAATGTCTTCTATTTTCATTAGGAAATAATAAATCATTGAATTTAAATTCTGAATCTAATGCTCCAAGTTCATTAAATATGGTTTTAATTGTTTCATTTTCTGTATTAACTCGAAAAAATACAGATGCTGCATAATAAGTATATTGTAATTTTAAAATGATTGAATCTAATTGTCCCACGTTTAATTCAGCTATATACAAACTATGTTGTCTTAAACATTTAATTTGCAGTATATGTGTTATTAATATGATACAATCAAATAAATCAACCTGCAACTTTATTAATTCAATATATTGCCTTTCTTGTTCTTTTAACTCTTTTTTGTCAGCAGGAATAGCCGGTGTACCATCATTTACCAAAATCCATTTTTCAGGTACCTTATCATTAAACCTAACAAAAAAGCTCGCCGCTTTTGCAACAGCATTTGTATTTTTTTGAATTCCTGTGAAAGGGAACTTAGACTCTGAATCTTTTAAAGCAATAGTTCCCATTTCAATGCCCTGATCCGGATCTTCTTCAATAACAACCGTTTCTTCTAATTTAGTAGAAAATTCTAAGATTTTTTCCATCATATCAAAATAACGATTAGTCATTTTATCAACAAGTGTTTCAACTCCTCTGTAATATATTTTCCAAATATTTAATTGATTTGCATTATAAGATGAACTAACAATAGAAGAATATATACCTAACAGTTTTCGCGTTTGAATTAACAGAAATGGATTTGCAACATATTTTACGACCAATTCATCAATATTGACTTCAGGCTGTGTCATAGAAACCTCTTTTGAAATAATTTTGTCTTTCTTTTTGAAAGTCTCTATATTTTTGAAATATATAAGGCAATCGTCATCATCCTCATTTTTACAAGTTTTTGCACTTAATAATTCATATATGCGAATATCTTCGTCGAAACACATATTTGCCAATTCGGCATCTTTTTTATAATAACCAATAATATTTGTATATTCTTTTTTTAGTTCCTTTAGATAATCAACAATTGCATTAAAATAACTAATTTGAATATCATATAACTGAACTAATGTTTTTGATAATTCTGATAATAATTGTAAAAAATCTATGTAATAGTTATACAAATCTTCACACAAGTCCGGAATCGCCAACAATTGTTCTTGAAATTCTTTTATAAATGTTTCAGTTATTACGTTACGCATTCTTTGATCTTCTCTTACTTCTGCTGCAAGATCTTGTGCTTGTCCTTCTCCTTCTACATCTTCTCCTACTTCTTCAGCAAGTTCCATATTTAAATCAGTTTCGTGAATTAGTGTATCAAAAATAGTTATAGATGCGTCATCATAATATCTTTGGTATTTTCCAAGTTCTAACCGAAGACCTTCGTATCTATTTTTAATTTCGAATAATGCTTTTTTAGAATTTTTATATCTTGTTTGATTTTTTAAAAGAGATTTGCCTATATCGTTGTCAATATTTTTTTTTATAAATTGAACTAAGGCATCTCGTCCGATTAATAAAGAAAATGATATAGGATCTGTATTTAAATCAATTTCTCCATCAAATGTTACGAAAAAATTAGCAGTAATAATTTCTTCTTCTTCTTTAAATGTTTCAGATCTAATACCTGTATCTTCTACGACCATCTTAGTTCCAGTTTTCATCTCTTCTATGATTTCTTCATTTTTTTCTTTAGAACTGCCAGTTGCGCCAGGATATTTTTGTTGTAATGCTTTTAGTTCATCTTCAGCTTCCTTCATTGCATCCGTATATGATAAAGTAGTGTATGGCGCCATTAGTTTTGATCCAGGTTTAGTGTCAATTTCCCAACTATTTGTTTTCCAATGTCTATCTAAAATACTATAAGGTCTTTTATTGATATAAAAAAGACCATTTCGTTTGAATAAGGAGCTAAGTGTTATTTGTATATTTTCATTAATTAAATTTTCTTTGGTGGCTTCTTCTAAATTTCGAATTTTCTGCATACTAAATAATTTACTTAAGGTTCGATTTACTAAACTGTCAAATTGATTTGCTTCAAAAAATTGCGTGTATTTAGAATCGGGTGGTGCATTAGATGGAATATCTAAAATAGCCTTTTTATTGTATTTAATAAGAGGATCAAAATATACAGTATGACTTTTTGATGTAGGAACTGTCATAGATGGATCATAATTCAATCTAAGATTATTGGGAATACGTGTTTTTATTAAAATAGTAAGTGTATTTGGAATAATAGATTCAGTCTTATTTTTGTCTGATTTCTTGGTCTTTTCTGCGCTCTTCTTTTTCCCCTTTTTATCTTTTTTTTCGCTGTCTGCATTTTCTTCATCGTCAATATTTTCTTCATTATTTGTATCATTCTCATCTTTTTTTTCTTCATCTATTTTTTTCTTATCTATTTTAGTTGACATATTTATATTAGAATTAGATTTTTAAATTATTATTAATACTTTTATAAATACTAGTAATAATATGTGTAGTTTTGAATAATTAACGTAAATTTGTGTAACTTTCTGAAAGATAATTATGAAATAATGTAAATGAATGTTTTTGATTTTTTGTTTCTTTTTCACGTCTAGCCTTGTCTAAAATAACGATTGCATCATTTATTTCCTGTTCAGAAACTGTTCCATCATTATTTGCATCAACAATCTTAGCTAATAATCTATATTTTTTTGGCACAACACAATAAGGACTTTCTTCATTGAATAAATGATCGGATAAAACTGTAAAAACAGCGGTTAAAATAAGAGATGTATAAATATCACGAGTACCCATCCACGCCATTGCAAAAACTAAAATTTGTTTTGTTACATTCAGCTTAAGATATTCCTCTGTAGAACGACTAAACTGAATGGCAATAAATTTAGATCCAACGTTTAGCAAAATCATAATTACACCAGCAAAAAATTTGCTGTTATTTAGAAACATTATATGATTATGTGCAAAATCTATTGAATTATAAATTATGTTTGTCATTACTATAATAATATATTAAAATACTATTAAAAATAAAACTAAAACTAAAACTAAAACTAAAACTAAAGAATCCAAAATAAATAAAACAACTCTTTTCGATTAGAATTAATATATATTCATTCTTTTTAATTTATTCATTATGAAATCTTGATTATAATTATTTACAAAATTATCATATTTTAATCGCATATTTCTAAAATGAGGTCTGGCTATTCCATTAATTTTAGGAGTAAAATTTTCTACAGTATCATTCTCATAATTTGTATCATACTTTTTATATTTGTAAAAATAAAAATATATTGCAGCTAAAATAATGAGAATTATATACCAAAATTTAGTTATTTTATGCATATATAATATATTTAATTTATTTTATAGAATAAATTAAATTAAATATATTCATTAATACATTTCATTAATACATTTCATTAAAATTTAGCATATTTATTATAAAATCCTTCAGTTGTTGCAGACGTTGTTGGCTCATTAGGACTAACATCATCAGATTTAAAATTTGATTTATCTACAGGAATAGTTTTAGAGCTCTTTGATTCGATTGATTCTTGAATTGATTGACGATCGACGCCTTGTTCTGCGGCTTGTGATTGTAATTCACTTATTTTAGATCCATCTTTTGCCTTGACTTGCTCCTTAGTAATGACTTGCACTTGCGACTCGGATGGTGTGACTGCATTATCATCACCAATAGTTAATCCGGATTCTAAATTTAAATTGTCCATACCTTCCATAAAAAACATATTAGATACAATAATTAGGCATAATGCCGCCAATAAGCCTAAAGTTATATTGCTAATTGTGAAAAATAAAACGACACCAATTAACAATACTCTTCCTAAAATATTGTTGTATAAATTAAAAAGAACTCTAGGTTTTATAACTAAAATTACGACAAGTAATAAAAATAATCCAAAAATTCCGTAGTTCTTATACATTCTTATATAATAAAGTATATATTTTATTGAAGGAATATAATTTATTTCAGAGTGTTTTTTAAATAATTATCTTATTTTTTATTAAGAGAATGTCTTTAGCAATTACTGCAGCACCATTTGATAGTGATAATCAAAATTATAGTGAATTAAATAGCGATGATACGCCTGTAAATAGAAAACGCCAAACCACAACATCATCTCATAACAAAACTCAAAAGCGAATGCCAGCCATAGATCTAAATAGCGAAAAGGTTAACTCTGTTTTACAATCGATTCACAATAATTCAGGAGAGAATGAATTAGGCGATTTTAATCCAAAGAGAAATCAAGCATCTGTAAATAAGGCAAATAACCAAATAAATCAAATTAATCCATTAACAACAAATAACAAATTATTGGCTCCTCCGGAGTCAATGAGAAACCAATCACAAGAAGGATTTAATAACTATTCATCTAATTCCAATATGAATTCTTCTAATACGAATTCTTCCAATACGAATTCTTCCAATACGAATTCTTCTAGTCCTTTGATACCAAGCCCTCTAGATAATTCAGAAATGGAACTTCAGGAACTTCAATCTGCCTTCTTAAATGATGCACAAGTTAGAGATTATTATAAAAAATTGGTTCCTAATTTTCAAAATAAACCAATGGCACCAGATAATACAAATAAAGGATATTACAAAGAGAGATCAATTGATCAGCAGTCGAACGGACTAAATATGTATGGTTCTAATAATGATGTGCTTCTAAACAAAATAAATTATATGATTAATCTTTTAGAAGATCAACAAGACGAACGAACTAACAATGTCACAGAGGAAGTTGTTCTGTATTCTTTTTTAGGAATTTTCATCATATTTGTGGTGGATAGCTTTGCACGAGTGGGAAAATATACAAGGTAATATATTATATTTAAAAAGGCTTAAAGGTCTTTAAGTTATTAAATATAATATATTTAGTAATTGGGTGGGGGATTTTCAATTATATTTTTCAATGTATCATCAACAAATGTAGCACTATCATTGTGTGCATCAAAAAATGATTTACTCCATTTTTTATCATCTGCTGCATTAGCCGCATCTCCTCTTTTGGCTTTTACATTATTAAAATATTCTAAGGATTGTAATACATAATGATTAATTCTAATTAGTTTATTAGCAGTTCTAACCCTATTACCTGTTTTAATTGGTATATTTGTATTTGGATAATACAGCCAATGTATCCATATTTGTGAGCTATGTTTTATCGCTAATGGTTTAAATATATATTTTGTATTTACCGAATCAATATTAGGAAATCTATGTACAAAAGTAGTTCGAATATCATCAGGATGTTTATCTACACCACTATTACCGTATACAAGCCAATTTACATTTATTAAATCATAATTATCTAATGTTCTTATTTTTTTTCTTAGGGTTTGATCTACTCCATAAAAGAATTCATCTAAATCACATACCGCTAACCAATATGTTTTAGATCTGAGATTTTCATAATCAAATATCCATCTATAATTTTGGATCTGTCTGTGTTTTTCTGGTTTGTAATAATATGTTACAATACCTTTATTTATATACTCTTGCAAAATATTTAATGGTTTATCAGTGCTTCCATTATCAATCAAATAAAAATGATCGACACCTTGCCATAAATAATGATCTAACCAAACTTTTAAATTCATTGTTTCGTTTTTAAATTGAGCTAAAACTGACAAAAAGAACATAATATAATAATATAATAATATTATTATATTTATATCTATTACATCGTAACTAATAACCATCCGGACAATTTTCTATTAAATTTTTTAGAGTATCGTCCTTATAATTAGTTCCTTCATCATAACTTTTAAAATAATTAATATCTCTTACATTATCACATTGTATTGAATCTGCAGCTCCTCTAGTCATTTTTACTTTCTGAAAAAATTCTAATGATTGTATTGGATAATGATTTAATTTTATCAATTTATTTGCTATTCTTACTTTTGGATGATTATTAATCATATTTCCATTTGCTGGATTAAGTAAATAATGTATCCATACATATGCGCTATTTTTTATTGATGCTGGTTTGAATATGTATTTTGTTAGTTTGTGTAAATCTGGTTTTCTATGAATGATACTAGTTCTAATGTCAGTTGGATGTGTTATTAGATTATCGGAGCCAAACATTAACCAATTTGCATAAATAACATTATAATATTCCAACGTTTTTAATTTACTTACTAATTTTTGGTCTACTCCATAAAAAAATTCATCTAAATCACATACAGCTAACCAATGGGTTGTTTTTTTTAGATTTTCTTTGTCAAATACCCATCTATAGTGCTCTGCTTGTTGATGTTTTTCTGGTTTGTAATAATATGTTACAATACCTTTATTTATATACTCTTGCAAAATATTTAATGGTTTATCAGTGCTTCCATTATCGATTAAATAAAAATGATCCACACCTTGCCATAAATAATGTTCTAACCAAACTTTTAAATTCATTGTTTCGTTTTTAAAAATTGATAAAATAGATAAATAATACATATATTATATTCATTTATAATATATTTTCAAATGAGTATTCCAAATAATTTTAGGAGAAAAAAAATGGCCATTTTATTTTTTGGACTTACCCGTAGTTTAAAGGATGTTTATAGATCCTTAAAGGAAAATATATTTGATGTACTAACAAATAATAATATTGAATATGATATATTTATTCACACGTATGTTTTACCAACTCCTTATACAAATCCTTATGTAAACACTAGAATAGAAAAATATGATAATGAAAGTTATAAATTATTAAACCCCAAATTTTTTATTCTTGAAAATCAAAATAAGGTAGAAAAGAAATTAAAAATATCTAGATATTTTTCAAATTTAAGTGATTGGGCAAGTTGTGCACCTACTTTTGAAAAAAAATGCTTCTTTGTAAGAAATATGGTTTTAGCTCAGCATTCAAAAAAAATGGTAACAAATTTATTTAAAGAATATAAAAATAGTTATGACTATGCTATGATAACAAGACCAGATCAAGCATTGCACAATAAAATAAATCCAATGTCATTTAATTTATTGGATAATAATAATATTATTATTCCAAAAGAACATTCATATTTAGGAATTAATGATCGTTTATGTATTGCAAAACCAAATATAGCAATCATTTACGGCAATTCATTTACGTATTTGTTAGTTTATTCTGAAAAAAAAACTATTGTATCTGAGGTATTTCTGAAAGATTATTTAAAGCTTAATAATATTCACATCATTTATAGTCCAATTACTGCTACATTAATACGCATTTAATTCTTCATTATTTAGTTGCAATATTTTATATTTAAATAATTGTTCTAAAGAACGAGTATCATTTACAAGAGTAACCATTATATTAAATTTATATGCACTGCTACAATTATACAAGTAAAACATTTTAGCACAATCTATTTCATAAATATGTCGAGGTAATAAGAAATCTTCATTAATGATTAAGCCAATATTGCTTTTATATTTTTTATATAATCCAACTGCCATAGTTCTTGTAAAGTAGTTCTTTACGCACATTTTACAACCCATGAAACCAATATCTTTAGATTGATACATACTCATATGTCTGTAAACAATAATCTTATCATTAGAAGCTTCAAATAGTTTAGCATATTCTTCCTTTATTAATTTTGAAGTAGGTGTTCCAAGTCCGATTAAATATAAATATATGAGCTTCTTAATAGATCCAGGAGCATACTTGAATACATAAACGGTGTTCATTTTCGATTAGAATTAATTGGTTTGATTGTTTATTATTTGATACTAATTAAAATAGTAATTAATTATTTTCAATTTTCTGGACTTTATATCCTGTGTTCTTCATTTTATCTGTATTATAATATACATAAAATGAAGCGTATTAATGATGTCTTTGTTAGTTTATCATTAAAATCTTATTTGATTTAAACGGATTATGTGCAAAATTGTAGAAAAAATAAGCAGTCGGTGAGACTGCCAGCGGATGTGTTTTTATACTTATGTTTTGAATAATATGATTGTTATCAGACGTATCTTCTACTACTAAATAGCTGAACTTGTTCTTTTTGTTCTTTTCTAAAATTGAACATAATGAAACCTTAAATCCAAGTATAAAATCTTCCTTGCTTAAAGAGTTTAAATCATTTAAAGAAGCAATGCACGAAATGATCTCTTTGTCTTTCTCTAAAAATGTGCACGTTTTTTTAAATATATATGCGGACACTATTTCGCCGTCTACAACTAACATAGTAATAAATAGATTTTTTGTTGTTATTAACTCAATTAAATTACTCATTGCTGGCAATACGGTTAGATCCCATTTTCCCCTTTTTGTTAGTTCATTGATGAAATTATACAAATAATATATATTTTGTTTATCACCGTGCAGCAACTTAATGTTTGCATTCAAACTATCAGGTCTTGTCCATTTTCTCATATTGAAACAATATGTTTTATAAACAGTTAAAGGAATGATCCCTGTTAGTTCCTCTTCTCTCTTAAACAAACTAACACATATTTTTCTATTTAGATGACTTTGATTATATTCGTGTGTTTGGATCATTTGTGGTGCAATATTCTTTTTACGATACATTTTGTCTACGCATAAATAATCTATATAATATACATCCATTTCATTACGAATGCTACTATTAGTATTTTTAAAAAAGGTTATATGCAATGGCCTGCATGTAATAACTGCAATTAGTTTATTGTGATCTATTGCAGTGTTAGTTTTATTATCTAATAAAATGTCTGGTTGCCAATAAAAGGTCCAGAATGATTTGTGATTATGACCTTTAAAATAAGACACTATATTTTCTTTTTCAGGTGCAAATATATTGTCATTATTTCTTAGATAATTCAGTTTAACTAACAAGGTTAGATCTTTTATATTCTGCTCACTAACAACGTCATATGAAATCGTTTTAATGTTTTTGAAATTTGTATATCTATTTTTTTCTGGTAATTCTTTACGAATAATGCCAATATTTACAATCCAATAATACAAGTCGTAAAAATGAAAAACAGGTTGTAATGCCCAGAATCTAAATTTGATGCGAATATATAAAAAAAATAATATAATAAATAGCACTATAAATGCAAATATATATTTTAATATATTAAATATATTTATCATTCAAATAATGTATAATGTAAATTTAGCTTTTTAAGTTTACATTATTCTGTATTATAAATCTTTATTTATGTTTTCTAATAAAATTTTATCTAGGTTCGTCTAATATAGAAACTTACCTCTAAATGCTTCCCCCATAAGTGATGTAATTTAATTTCATTTGATTGTCCAATTGCTTGACCATTTTCACTAAGTTGTTGCCCTGCATTCACAATTTCAAATGCATCGGGTTCTAAGTTAAAGTCCATTGCGATGAGGGGTTTTAACGCGTCTCTGAATTGATTTAATGTCCAGTTCGGATATACCAAATATTCGATTGTGTTTTCAGTCCAGGCCTCCTTAAAATATACATTTACAGGAGAGAACGTTTGATTATTTGATTGCATTTTTGTTATTAGGTATTGTTAGTTTAAGCAAATATCTTTAGATCTTTATTTGTTTGTTATAATACTACTTTATTTAGTATTTAAATATATTTCAATTTTTTCTTTATTTATTTTTTTCGTTCGTTTGTTCGTTTGTTCGTTCATTCGTTATTTGTTTGTTAGTTTACATTAATTCGGCTTTGTAAAAATATACAAATATTGATATTCATATTGACAGTGTAATAAATCAATCTTTCCCTCGACTATAAATCCACTTGATTGAGCTTCGTCTATAATTTCATTTAGATCAGGCATATACATTAAATGTTCTTGTTTTCGAACCTTACCATCCTTATCATTTTTGAACTTTTCAGTAAATTTGGCAATGTTATTTTGCTCATCTAGATCAAAATTGGCATTATATGCAAAATCGCTGAATTTAACCTTTGTATTTGTAATGCGTTTATTTGCATATTTTTGCGGCGATACAAACATAAGAGGATTTCCGGGAGGTAATATAGGATCAAATTTTTCACGATCCACTAAATGAACTATTAAATATCCACCAGGCATCAACCAATTATAACAGTTTTGAAAAAATTGAGACTTGTCTTGTATATAATATATCGTAAAATACATGCATAAAATATGCGTAAACGTATCAGATGAAAAGACTTGACTATTTGTTGCATCTGCCACCTGAAATTTATAATCAGGGTAATTCTCTTTTGCTTTTTTTATCATAGATGGAGCTATATCTATTCCAATAATATCAATGCTTCGTCCCGATAATTCAGCAACATGATGTCCAGTTCCACATCCAACATCTAAAATAACACTTTGGCTAGAAGCGCCAGTTTTATTCATAATTTCACCAACCTCATATTCATCCTTTAAATTATTAAATACTAAATGATCGTATATATCTGCATAAAAATCATCGTAAATCTCTGGTCCGGATTTAAATAGGAATTGATCATTTTGTTCAAATCCTTCAATTCTATTTGACTTGAAATTTTTAAATATCATAATCAATATCATTAATAAAATAGTAAATACGATAACTTTTCCCCAAGAAGAACTTTTTGAATAACTGCTTATAATACCTTTAATTTGTTTAGAAATACTACTAAAAAAATTTGTCATTAATCTATATATATATTATACTTTAAAAAAGTAAGTTAATACATTATTTATATTTCATAGTTTATAATCCATTCTTTTTTTAATAATTAATTATATAATCTTATAAATGGATGACACTGAAATTAATGATATTAGAGAACAAAAGGATTTTAAAGGTATTACGTTCTCTGAATTCAAAAAAGCTGACGCTAAAAAAGAATTAATTGTTAATTTATATAATTCTAAAATTGAACCGGTTTGTTATTGGAGTGCGGAATTAATATGTGCAGGTCATTATTCTGATTTATGGGATATTATTATTGGATTTTATACAAAACATATTCATATTGGTAATCCTAAATTAGTAACATATTTAGATCTTCGAATACAAAATTTTAAAACTATTATTAGTAATGGTTATACCGATCAAGAGCTACGATTAAGAAATAGTGCAAAAATGCGGAAACTATTTTGTGAAGTTATGTGCGTTCTATGTGAAGCTAGAAAAAGTCATTGTTATGCTGAAGTAAAGGTTAAAAAAGCTGATTTTGATCTAACACAAATGACTGAGCGTTTTAAAGCACCTGATGTTAAATATGTAGAAGATATATTTTTAAAAGATGATCCAAAGGAATTATTTATTGCAGCAAATGAATTAGCTTATAATTTGTCAGAAGAAGGCAAAAATTGTGTTAGTGCGTGTTATTGGATGGAATGGATAATTGAATTTGAAAATATTTGCAAGCAACGCAAAGACAAGTTTAATTGCGAGCGTAGAGTTTTTGCAAATGTTGAACCTAAATGTCAAATGGACGTCATATGGATCATATGGGATATTTTTCTGAATGAAGCCGTAAAACAAAGTAGTTTAATTCAACGTATTGTTACAAGTGCTCTAAATTTGTTTTGTTTAAGATACAGAACTGGTTGTCATAAAAAACGGAGACTAATTATGTATTTTATTATCGGTATTTTTACAGAATCATTTTCTGTTGAAGAAGAAATTGTCAAGGACAAAAAAAAGATACAAGTTATTATAAATAGCATAGACAAGATTTACAAGCAAATAAAAAAAAATGAACATTCTCCTGGTACTGATTATCTATATCAAAATGTAAAGGCTACTAATTTAGAAAAAACAATCGCCAAATTAGAAACTATGAATAGTTTAGGTGAAGAATATATACCGCGGTTTGTTCCACCTTAGAAATAGACAAAATAATAACTAACAAATGTAAATATTATATTATATAATTATCATACTATAATATATAATGTCCAAATCAATGGGAGCGTCCAAATTAAGAGGAACATCCAAATCAATGAGAACATCCAATTTAAGAGGAACATCAAAATCAACGAGAAGATCCAAAACATTAAAAAGAAAAATGCATAGTTCTAATTCAAAATACTCTTATCAATACACAGTTACAATGTTTCTTCAAATGTTAAACACTGTCAAATTATATCATTGGAAAACTAGAAGCCACGCACAACATAAGGCAACTGATGATTTATATTCCAATTTGAATTCATCTATCGATTCTTTCGTAGAAATTATGTTAGGTAAAAAAGGTGATAGAGTTAATCTAACCGGAACTAAAAGCATTGTTTTACACGATTATACAGATCTATCTGGGTTTAAAAAAGAGGTTGAAATGTATAAGGATTTTTTAATTGGAATGTCAACAGATAGAGGATATGACAGCAAAAAAGATACAGATTTGTTAAATGTTCGAGACGAAATACTAGGACATTTAAATCAGTTTACATATTTATTAACTTTTAAATAAATTAAAATAATTTATTATATTTTTGTAAAAAATAATCTACACCGCACATTTGTTTTTTAATATCATCATCGCTAATATTTATATTTTTAAGAAATTTAAAAAAAAGTATATAATTATATGCAATTTCATTAATATCTTTTCTTAAAAATTTATCAAATATATTTAAATAATTATCTGATTCATCTACTAATTGTTTAAAACAAGCTTGTTTTGAATAAAATATTTTTTCTGAATATAATGCATCTTTTTTATTACAACTAATAGCCAAATCAAATGGAGTTTTATATTCAGGCAATAAATTATTTTTAATAATTGATTGAATATAATGTCTTGTTAAAATATAAGCATGTGATAATATTGCATATCCATTAACAAAATTATCATCATTTATTTCATTTTCGACGGAAATATTAAAATTATGTAGAAATAGTATATCCACTTTTTCATAATTTGTATCAATAAAATATATTGCATTTTTTATAATTTCTTTAGAATTTTCATTTGCAACAAAATCATCTTCAAAAACTAAACAAAAATTATCTTCTGGATGATTTGTAACAAAATCATTCCAGATTTTCATATGACTATCATAACATCCGTATGAACCTCCTCTTGGATCTTTTATAAAATGCGGATAAATTACATTATCAGAAGAAATACCGATCTTTTCAAATTGATCTAAAGAATGTTTTTTACGATCCTCTCTATGTTCTAAATTGATGCAATAAACTGGATACATATTATATATTAATAATATTATAATTATAATTTCAAATAATACATTAATTATAATAAATTTTAATATATTTTTTTATTATAATGAGTTCATCTACTAACAAATTAGTAAAGACTTTATCAGATTTAAATCCCGACGAATTGCCTTCTTTTTCTTCTATCAATGACAGTAAACTTTATAGTAATGCAGTTAATTCTACAGCATCTGAATCATCAGGATCATTTATGGACTTTTTTTCGAACCTAACGTGGCAAACTTGGCTTATTGTAATTCTTATATTGGCATTTTTAGGAATAAATATATTTTCTTATTTAGAAAAAGGAACTCAAGAAACTGCAAACATTTTTGACAAATATTTTGCTCCTCTTTTGAAACTATTCGGTTACGAAACTTTGGAAACTACCAAGCAAACTGTCGAGACTACTGCTACTGGAACTAAAGCTGGGGTAGATATTGTAGCAGGAACAACTACTGGCGCTATTAATTCTATTGAAAGTGGAGCTAAAAATAAAACCAATAATGGATCAACCAATTCATCATCTTCATCTACTCAAACAACAAGCCAAACAAATATTTCAGGTCAACAATCATCTACCACATCTGTTAAAAATGCACAACCTATAAAAGACCAATTGAAGATTGAAAAGCAAATCAATGAACTAGAAGATTGGCAACAACAAAATCTTCAAAAGGCACTGGATGATTCCGCTAGACCATCAGAACCCAAACCAGATGATTCGCTTAGCCGTATTCAATCAGGATCATCGGGTAAGGCGGGATGGTGCTTTATTGGAGAAGATCGTGGTTTCAGAACGTGCTCGGAAGTAAGTCAAAATGATAAATGTATGAGTGGTGACATATTTCCATCACAAGAGATTTGTATGAATCCAAACTTGAGACCTTAATCAATTAATATTTAAAATTATATAATAGAAAATTATATCAATTTAAAAACATATAATAATGTTAATAATATTATATGTTTAACGAACAACCAAATAAAATATTTATTCAAATTGCATCTTATAGAGATCCTGAATTGATTCCAACTATAAAAAACTGTATTGAAAATGCAGATCAACCTGATAACCTGTCTTTTGGTATCTGTTGGCAACACTCTACAGAAGATATATGGGATAATTTAAAGGATTTTTTAAATGATGCTAGATTTACTATTATGGATGTAAATTGGAATCAAAGTAAAGGTTTAGGTTGGGCAAGACATCATATTCAAAAAATGTGGAAAGGAGAAAAATATACGTTACAATTAGATAGTCATCATAGATTTATTAAAGGATGGGATACTATTTTAATCAAAATGATGATCGAATGTAATTCATTAAAACCTATAATTACAACATATGCAACTGTATACGAACCATCTAATAATGGAGATATTTTGAAAGAAGGATTTTATAAAATGGTTGGTAAAAGATTTTCACCATATGGAACTATTTTATTTTTTCCAGAACAGATTAATGAAATAACAGATAAACCTCTACCTGCAAGATTTGTAAGTGGACATTTTTATTTTACGTTAGGTATTCATTGTTCAGAATATAAATATGATCCTGATATTTATTTTGCTGGAGATGAGATAAGCTTATCTATTCGTTCATATACATTAGGATATGATATATTTCATCCGTATAAAACTGTTATTTATCATTATTATTTGAGAGACGGTCGTAAAAAACATTGGGATGATTTTAATATAAAAACAAAAGAAGATGGTTTAGTTGATAAATTATGGCACGAAATGAATGAACATAGTCTATTACGTTTAAGACATTTATTAAGAGAAGAAGATAACAATATTGATCTAGGAGAGTATAATTTGGGAAAAGTTCGCACATTTGAAGAGTATGAAAAATATGCTGGTATAAATTTTAAATTAAGACGATTACATCCCGAAACAGTTAAAGGCATAACGCCATCTATACAAAATAATGTGAATAATTGGTATAAAAATGAAGAAAAATTATTTAATTTTACATTCAATATACCTGAAACACATAATTTTACATTTATTTATATTGGAATTGAAAATTATTCCGGACAAGTATTATATAGAATCGATCTAACTGAATACAAATCAACAATTGATATTTCTTTTATTTCATCTGATGTTCCGTATAAATGGGTATATTGGCCTAGTTATTCTAGTGGATGGGGAGAAGATAGGAAAGATTTTTTTCTATAATTAATTATATTTTCAAGCAAATATTTAATGCATTAAAATAATTACAGTTAATGATTGATTTTTACATTGTAGTTATATTCCAATATATAAGTATTTGTAGTTGGACTTGGAGTTATATCACTTCTATATAGCCATACCATTATTCCACCATATGAATACCAATTTACTAAATTTGGATAAGATGTATTGTTTTTTTGGTCATTAACATAAGTTGTTAGTTCACTCCAATTACTTGAAGTGGTGCCTGGCCAGAGATCGCCACTATCAACTGCCTGACCCATAACTATTTTTTGTAATGGGATAGTTGCTAAGGCAGTTGAACCATCTCTTAATGTTATTGTAGTTCCAACTATAAGTTGATTAACCGCCGCGTTAAAATTAGGATCAATTGTAAATATAGCGGCTTCATTAGAATAATCTCCATTATTATAATATTGAATGTTATAGAAATCTATATAACTTCCATAACTATAATCAAGATTGTAATATAATGTTGACCAATTACCACTTGATAAATTATAAAAATAAGGTGTTTGAGGAGCATGTGAAATTACAACATCTGTCTTATTTGTTTTTATATATTGTGATATATAACCTAAGTAATCTGATACGTCAATATAATTACCGTAAGTATATTCTGTTACGGTTGGAATATATTCTATATCTAAATCTATGTAATTTAATGAATTCATATTTAATATGTTTACTAAATCAGAACCTAATAGATTAGCACTATCTTGAATAGTTATTATAGTTGTGCCATTAATATAATAGTTTGAACCTGGATTTGTCCATAATTGTGAAAAATAATTACCATCGTTAAATGAAGTAGCACCTCCAAAACTAAAACCTAATTTAATATTTTTAGTTGCACATAGACTAAGTATATTTGATCTATCATCAGAACTAAAATTATTATTCCAATTTAATAAGGTATCAGCATATTGTAATCCATCAGCAAGGGTGAATACAAGAAATTCTAATAATATATGGGTTATTCCATTGTTAGATGCTGTAGTAATAAATTGCGAAAGTGTACTATAATCAGTATAATATCCATAAAACATTACTTGTTTCCATGATGCAGCTATTGGAGTCGGTGTTGGAGTCGGAGTTGGAGTCGGTGTTGGACTTGGAGTTGGAGTCGGTGTTGGGCTTGGTTCTGGAGTTGGACTTGGAGTTGGAGTCGGTGTTGGGCTTGGTTCTGGAGTTGGACTTGGAGTTGGAGTCGGTGTTGGAGTTGGAGTCGGTGTTGGGCTTGGTTCTGGAGTTGGAGTCGGTGTTGGAGTCGGTGTTGGAGTCGGTGTTGGAGTCGGTGTTGGAGTCGGTGTTGGGCTTGGTTCTGGAGTTGGACTTGGAGTTGGAGTTGGTGTCGGAGTTGGCGTTGGACTTGAATCGGTTGTCATAGATAATACATGTATCGGATATGGTGTATAAATAGTATCTTGATTAATATCAGTAAAGTACCAATAATTTGTAGTAGATATTGTAGACGATAAAGATACAGTCGTTACAGAAGATACAATAATATTATACTGACTTGTTAACTTATTATTATCATCAAAAATCCATGCATTAGATGGTGCAGGTGATGATGTAAGAAATCCTGTAACATCCTCAGTCGAACATGTCGGTATATAAATATTATAACCGCCTTCTAATACACTAGTACCAGAATTTAAAGACCAATATTGAGTCGGTTCTGGAGTTGGTGTCGGAGTTGGTGTCGGTGTCGGTGTCGGAGTTGGAGTTGGAGTTGGTGTCGGAGTTGGTGTAGGAGTTGGTGTCGGAGTTGGAGTTGGAGTTGGTGTAGGAGTTGGTGTCGGTGTCGGTGTCGGAGTTGGTGTCGGTGTCGGTGTCGGAGTTGGTGTCGGAGTTGGTGTCGGAGTTGGTGTTGGTGTTGGTGTTGGTGTCGGAGTTGGTGTTGGAGTTGGTGTCGGAGTTGGTGTCGGAGTTGGTGTTGGAGTTGGTGTCGGAGTTGGTGTCGGAGTTGGTGTTGGAGTTGGTGTCGGAGTTGGTGTTGGAGTTGGTGTCGGAGTTGGTGTTGGAGTTGGTGTCGGAGTTGGTGTCGGAGTTGGTGTCGGAGTTGGTGCTGACGTAGTTGTAGCCGATAATGCATTACTATAAGAACTTATAGTTCCATCTTTATATACAGCTTGAACACGAAAGCTATAATTAGTATTTGGCGTTAAATTTGAAATAGTATAATTTTTAATATTACCTACATTTATTATAGTTTCATTACTCATAATATTATATTATTGCATAATAATATTATGTATTTACTACATTAATTAGATTAATAATTATAAGTAATTATATAGTAATCAACACACTGTGAAAATTGATCATCCCATGTTAATGTAGCTGTAGTATCTGTCACGGTTACTGTTTCTAAAAGAGGGGCATTATTTAAACTAGTTGGAACAGCCGAAACTAAAAATTTATAATTAGTAGGCCATTTATTGCCGCTATTTGACATTACATATCGTTGCCTGGGGTACCAAGTAGGTGTTCCGTCATTCCAACATAGCTCCATTATTGGACCAGGGACATCAGAGTCAGTTGTAGGATGACATATAATATCAGTTAGTTGCCGAAATATTTCTCCAGTGCAGACATTTTCTTTTGTTCCACAAACCAAGTTACCCAAATCTTGAATAACAATTGGTTCAATCGGTGGTTCAATAACAGTCTCATCTGGTAGTAAAATTCCTGTATCGCTTGGAGGTGGAGGTGGAGGTAATGTTTCCGGATTTGCAGATCCACCTGTTCCAATTGGTGGTAAAGGGTCGTTAATAATAATTTTACCTTTAGGACAAGTTACTGGTGCTGTAGTAGGGACGCCTGCTAAAGTAATATTAATTGACCCTACACGTTGGAAGCTTTGATTATTTGGATTAGTGTATCCGCGTGTAGACTGTGTAGCCCACGTTGTATTTCGATTCGTCCATAAACCTTTTGCAATCTGAGAATACCGTTGTTGCTTTGTTAGATTGCTACTGTTTTTCTTGTATTGCAAAACATTACCCTTATTTAACATTGCATATTCTAAATATAAGACAGAAGCAGGTACTAGCTTTTTTGAATAAGGAACTTGAACTTGATTATTGCCTTGAATATTATCTATAAGAGAACAATTATTCTGCACTCTTGACCAAGCCCTAGGCGGGATCGGTAAATAACAATTATTATTACAAGACATCTTAATATATTATCTTATTTAATAAATAATAATAAACTTTATACATTATTATTTATTTAAATTGCTTATTAAAATATTTACATCCGAGGATCTATTGCATCCGAGCCTTCACCATAAAAGAACCATCTTAACGACAAATAATTTGGATTAACCATATTCAATGCATCGCTTCCAGTCATAGTAGTATCAGGGCCACTCTCCACCAACTTGTTAATTTCTGATGTTCCTAATGCATAATTGTAATACCACAAATTGGAAATGTAACCAGAAAATCCGCCGTTAGCGGCAACAAATACATTTCCATAGTTTTGCTTTGGAACCCCGCGTAATTGAAGGCTCTTGGCAATACTTCCGTTAATATACACATCCAATGTAGTATTTTGACAACGAATAATTACATTTACCCATTTATTCAATGGAATATCTGGTATAGTAACTTGTTCATTAATTACCTTAAATGTATTCATAAATACAACTAAATTATTTGTATTTGGTGCAATATATAAACCAGGTGCATTATTAGGAAAGTTTAGACCTTTCGCATCCGAATTAGATGAGAAATCATTGCCCTTGTAAAAAACACATTGATATTGACTAGAAGTTAACGGTATTTCTTTAATAAAAATCCAACAAGACCACGTAAATTCAATACCATCTGTTGCATTTGCAGAACGAGAAATTGTTACAGATGTTGAGTCTTGCGGATCTTGAGGAATTACCAAATAATTGGTAGAGGCATCAATCATTCCTTTAATTAATTTGGGAGAGTCATCGGGACCTAAAAAATATCCTAAAAGACCAATTCCTAAACGAAGTAAAATTGAAAATACAAATAAAACTAACAATAAAAATGCAATTTTTGCTATTACACTGTTTGACTCGAAAAATTCCTTTGTTGAATTAGAACTGGAACTAAATTGATTAAATGGTGAACCTAAATCAGGACCTTGAGCTTGATTATTCATCTTATATATATATTATAAAAGAAAAAGTATCATTTTCCTTGTTCTACTTATAAATGAAATAATAAATAAAATAATAAATGTTAAATCTCATATTTAAATAGAAACACTACTGTCTTCTACATCACCTTCCATTAATGAAACCTTAATTGTGTATTTTCCAAAAATACCTCCTAACCAACTGCTTCCATATCCCTTTTTATAAACATTCCAGGCTTTCTGAGGATCAGATGAATCGCTCCAATATTGGAAATTTGATGTCCAGCCAGAAAACCCTCCATTAGGAGTAATGTAAACAGGTGCAAGAGAATCTATCTTTGCAACACCTGGTAGAACACAAGTGCGGACTAATTTGCCGTCAATATATATGTCTAATGTGCGACCATATACACTAACAAATAAATTAACCCATTTTTGTATAGGAATGTTAGCTACAGCACAAGTATGAATAATAAAATTTGAACCATCTTCTGGAATATTGTCTTGTCCAGGGTAAACTGCTAAAGAAACCGCAATATTATTTTGTGTTGTACCTAAAACGACTGAGGGACACGGCTCTTTTTTAATTGAGTCAGTTGTCATTCTACCAAATACAACCTTGGGTTCTCCATAACGATAATTCCAATCATCAATATAAAACCAAATGGAATATGTATAATTGCTACTATTTGCATTTGTAGTGTCTAAATCAGAAGCTTCAACCTTTTGCATAGTAGTGCCTTCAGTTAAACCGGTTAATGTATTTACGTCTTTTGAAATATATCCTATGACAATTATTAATAAAATAACAATAACAACAAATATTATAATATTTTTGGGTTCCATTATATTATACATTAAGAAATTTCCTTTTCATAATTATTATTTATTATTCTTTTCTTAATATTCACTTGGTAAGGGAATTAATGTTTTATCTATAGTTGAAATTGTAGGAGGATTTTTAGCCTTAAGCATTGTGTATAATCTATTAACTGTTAAAAAATTTAATGGATGATCAAAATATATTAAATTGGCTATATTTCCACTAATACCATTATCTGTTCCAACAGTCAACATATCATAACTTAATTTTGGGACAACTTCTATCGCGGATTTCACTAATTCTCCATTATAAAATATATCTAAAGTACCACCATTATAATTTATTACTATGTTGTTCCATTTTTGCAACAATATATCCGATCTTTTGTAAATTATTCGATTTCCATTTTTATCCGCATCATTGCCAACTGGCAACGATTTAACCATTTCTATTCCTGATTTTATTTTACCTTGAATTGCATTCCATTTTTCTATATTCTCCTTCTTAATATTTGTCTCTAATTTTTGTATCGTACTAACAATATCTTCTGATGTGGTTTGTTTTACTGTAAATAATAAACTATTAGTTGATGCATCATATTTGATGCAAGGATTATCCCCATATGAAAATATTGGTACTGTTTTTAGATATGAAGAGCTTGTGCTGGGTGAAAAAGAATCTATATAAAACCAAAATGAAATTGCATATTGATAACTTAACTTATCAGAACCATTTAGATTTTGATATGTTGCCACATTTGTTAGTTTATCTGTTAGTATTGGTTGATTAATTAATTGTTTGCCACCTTGTTTATAATAGCTTGTCATTCCATAAGGAATTATTATATAATTCATCAAAAGATATGTACCACATATACCAACAGAAATGGCTAAAAATTTCAAATCATTTTTAGTTGTATTTCCAAATACAATTGGGCTTTTAGACGTTGTTCCAGTTACTGCCTCAGTTGCCCCGTGAAGAGTTGTTGCTGCAACAACCGCGGTTCCTAATGGAGTTACTGCACCTGTTCCTGTTGCAGGTTTTGTTTTAAATAAATCGGTAATATAATCTATTATAACAACTAATAAACAAGGAATGTATAAAATTGTATTGAATATTAATCTAAATACTGGGTTATTTGATAAAAATCCACCTGCATTAACTAATTTATATAATACCGTAAACATCCCAACAATAAATAAAATATTTACTAAGGTTTTGATAATATATCCTTTACTACTTTTATCCTCACTGTCATCTAAAAATCCTAATGATTTTATCAACCAGTAAAAAAATCCTATAGATACTACTAATCCAATCAATATATAAAAAACATTTTTAAACCCAAACCCTCCAGGCGGTTCCCCTTTTAATGCTGCTGCTTTTTGAGGATCTACAAAATAATATTCATATTTTTTAATTATTAAAAATAATACGACACCTATTAACATTGTTAAAAAAATATTTATGCCTCCATATTTAGTCATAAATCCACCAGGATTATAAATATATAAACCGATAACAACAAGTAAATAAAGAACAAATATTATAGTATATTTTTTCTTATCTCCGTAAAATGCTTGCAAATATCCCGGTAATCTTTTAACAGTATCCGCATCGCTTGTGCTATTTTTTTTAAATACATAACCAGTTATTCCAATTAAAAGAATGATTATAATATAATTAAATAAAAGAGCAGGATTATTTTTAATGGAAAATGATCCAGAAAATACACCTAATGTGCTTAAAATCGCAATAATTAATCCGATTATAAAAAATGCAAATATAACTACAGGTATTAATGAATAATTTTGAATTAAATTATTTATTGTAGCACCAGGATTTTCCTTTAAACTGTTATTGTAAGCATATACTGCACCTAGAACAGCAAATACTAAAATAATTGTTAGAATAAGACTATATCCAAATTGTTTAGTGAAAATATCTGGATTATATGCATATAGTCCAAAAACTATACCTATACAAAAAATCATAAAAAATATTGTAATAGATAAACCATTTAATGATTTTTCTAAAGTCAAAATTCTTTGTATTTCTCCAGTATTTAATTTATTTGAATTTTGATTTGTATTAGTTGTTGCATTCATTGTATTGATATATATTATAAATACAATAATATTTTACATATTCTCCATAGCTGTTTTTTCACCATGACATTCTCGACACAAAGCAACCAAATTGGTTGCGTCATTTCCACCACCGTGTTCGAGTCTAATTTTATGATCAATCTCAAATGTATGTGATAATTTTTTATTACATTGACCACATTTCCAGTCTTGCATTGAAGCAACATATTTCTTTTTGGTCTCGCTAACAGATCGTTTTGTTGCCTTTGGTCCTGACAATACAGCCCGCTGTTGTTGAGAAGCCATCATTGGATTATATTCGAAGCCAGGATTTAGTTCCTTGTTAAATCCTTCCATAAAATTTGTATTGCCTCTAGATGTTAGATCAAATATGGGTGTTAACATATCCATTGAAGATTTATCAATAGGCATATATTTTACCATATTGTTAGTGCATAGTAACATATTTTTTGTTTGAGCTGGATTTCGCTTTATCATTAAATATAATGAAATAGCGAAAATAGCTACTATACCCATTTGATAATATTTTTTATAGGAAACAAATATTTTACTGTATTTACCTTCGTGATATATATTGTATAATATAAATCCAGCTATTCCAAAGATTAGTAATTCTAGTTTCATATATTATAGAAAGATTATCTTAATGTTTTGCTTTCCTAGTTTTTGATCCTTTATTTGTTTTTTTGTTTGATCTTTTGTTAGCTCTTTTACTTTTGTTAGTTGTTATAGGATTTCTTTTATAATTTCCACCTCCTATTTCTATTACATCTTTTTCTTCAATTTTTGTTAAGGAATTTAAATAATTGTCTATATTTGTTTCATTTATACTATTACCATTTATTCCATTACCATTTATTCCATTACCCCTGCCATTTGCATCAAATTTTGAAATTAATTTATTTAATGACTGTAACTCAATTGCCAACCTTTTTATATCTATAACTTCAGTCGAATTTTCAAATAAAAAATGTATTATAATTTGTTTTATTTTATCTATAAAATGTATATGAGATTCATTTAATTCATTTGAATCGTCATCCTGATAATGTGATTGCAAATTATCAATAAATTCCATATAGGTCATTGTAAGACCCCATACATCAATATTTTTTAAAAATACATTATTAAAATAATCTAATAAATTTAATCTGCCAGAAACAGTGTATTTAAATAAAATTCTTGAAATGTATTCTACTATATAATAATACGTGAATTCATATTCTATAACGTGTTCTTTAACCTTTTTATTTTCTACAGCGGGCAATTCTCCATATGTTAAAATTTTAACAATAGAATTTATTGTTTTTAAATGTCCAGGGCCTCTTATTTTATTCCAAAAAAATATGTAATTCACTACAAACTCTCGAATAGAAAAGAAATTTAAAGTCTGATGTCTCTTAAGAAAGATCCCGTATTTTTCAGTAAATTTTTTGTTAAATAATATTACTGAAAATGGGACGTTGAATTGAAATGGACGCCTATTTAAATTCTCTGGAATATGTCTATTATTTCTGTTGTTTTTATTTGTTCCTTTCAAATATACTGACAATCCCCAATCAATTAAACGCGTATTTGTCTCTTCTGTTTCTTCATCTCGCTTGGCCAATATATTAGATCCCTTTACGTCACAATGATATAAATGAGCCTGGTTCATTGGGCTAATACCATTAACTAACAAATCAACTAAGGATATATTTAGATCTATATAGGTCGGGACTATTTGATCCTTGTCCTTTATTGCAAACAAATAATCGTCTACATCTACGCCACCATCTGGCATATTTAGTGCCAAAATCTTGCCCAAATTATCATTTATATTCTTGGCAGTAAATTTCTTCTTTTTTAGTGCACTACATTCATCATCAAAATCATCTAGATCGTCGCTTGTTAGTTCAGCTGGTTCACAAATGCTGAAATCATCTACTAGAAAATAATTCTGGTAATTTGGTATATGATCTAAAATAGATTTGAATTCATTGATTTGTCTGTATTCATCTCTAGCGTGCTTTTTTGTCATTAATTTTGTAACCAAGTTTTTGTCAGAACGAGCATAATTTAATGTATTTTTGCATTTTAACGCGGGTCTAAAAAGGCAACCAAAGCCACCAGATGTTAATACATTTCCACCGATTTTTATATTATTTTTTTTGTTTTTGTTAGTTGTCATTAATTCTTATATAATATGGATATAATAATTAATCTTTTTTGTTGTCTTATTTTATACATTTTTTATTTCTTTTGTCTTTTATTTTTTTGTTTCTTTTTGTTTCTTTTTGTTTGTCGTCTTTTATAAATGCGTATGTTTCTTTTCTTTGTTTTCTTTTTTTTGCCACCTACTAATATTTGACCACTTGTAAAAGCTAAAAGAATTGTGTCAATAAATGTTTCAAATGTGCTTAATTTACCAGATTGTTCTTGTGATGTTTCATCGATTTGTATACTTGGATCTGTTTTTGTTAGTTCAATTAGTTGTTGTTTTAATTTATTCAATTTTTGTATATATTCATTTTGTATATCATTATTTATATTTTCATTACTTTCATTAAATTTTGTTACAATAGAAATATAAAAATCAATATAATTTATTGTTTGTGACATAATTTTTGATAATAACTTATCTAAATTAGAGGCAGATGAATCATCTAGTAGAATCATTGCATCCTTCATTTTTTTATACATTTTACCAGTTTCTTGACACATACCTTTACTTTCAGTTTCATCTTTCAATAATTGAATAATCTTTGATATTTCTTCATTATTTTCTTGATTATTTTTTTGTTCAAGAACAAATAATAATAAACAACTAATACTTACTATTTGTGTTTCAATATCTTTTACTAGTGCATCAAAATCTTGAAAAGATAACAATTGTTCAGAAATGGGAGTTGTATCTAGAGCGGTTACATCATTATTATTACCAGTAACACTATCACTATCAAATGCATCTGTAGCAGGAGGAGGAAGACTGGTAGATGGAATAATGCTATTATTAAATGAATTAGGAAGCTGTTGACCTGAATCTTGGAATGAATTTATTCCTGGAACAAAACTAGCACCAGGCACTTCATCTTGAGGCAATGGAGATTGCATTTGCGGATTTTGAGAAACTTGATTTTCTGATGGTGGTTGATATTGCATTTGTGGTTGTCCGTTAGAATAAGTTAAATCTAACATAGGATGTACTTTATCAAATAAAGTATTTAATCCTGTTTTAAGTATCTCAAGTCTATTTGAAAATAAAGTACCTGGATTATTTTGTATAGCATTATCAACATCTTGAATTCCATTTGTAAGATATTCATCTAGATCATATAATTGTAAACGCTTTTCTTGTTCATTTTCATTTTCTTTTGCTGGATAAAACATTTCATTCCATATTTTTTGCTTTCCATATTTAGCTTCTAGATTATTTATTTCTGCATCTGTAATATCACCACCCCATTGTATCTTCTTAGTTTGTTTCTTTATATGTCGTCGTCTATGATCTTTAAATGTTACTCTTTTTTTCAACTTATTTTTATTATTTGCATTACTTTTCTTAATTATTGATTTCATTGTATTGTCTTATATATTATGTATATTATTTATTATATAAATAAGTAATTAATCCAGTTGCAGATAAAATTATAATTATATAAATTATTTTCTCTCTCCATCGATGATATTCTTTCACTTGAGTATCTTTCGGCTTATATTGTTCATAATAACTAACATAAAAATCATTCAAAGAAAGCCGAGGTTTTTCTAATTTATCATTGATTTTATTATGTATAAAATGCATCCAGCGAATGAACGAATCTCGATCATCTAAATAAGCAGTTACCGGATATTGATCCAGTAATTTGCTAAAATTATTACCAATTTCCTCAACTGGAAGAAATAATGGTAGATTTTGAACAAAATCATAATACTTTTTTTTTGTAACATCATTTGGATGATGCGGATATGTCATTGCTAATGTATGCAAAACAAACCAATAATGAGGTCCCCATATATCAGGATCTAAACTAAAATGTCCCTTAGTGTGACTGTGATTTTGTTTACTATTACTTTGTAAACTAGGCATTTTACACTAAAATAATATAAAAACAATATCGTTTAAACATATAACACTATAATAAATATAGTTTATATGATTAAAAATAATATATGTAACAATTGTGGAAAACAAGGTCACCAATTTCATCAATGCAAATTGCCAATTATAAGCTATGGTATTATTTTATTCAGATCATCTGAACAAGGTTTAAAATATTTAATGATAAGACGTAAGGATAGTTTTGGATACATTGATTTATTGAGAGGTAAATATATACAGCATAATGTAGAACAATTACAAAATATTTTTAATGAAATGTCTATTTTTGAAAGAAATAAAATCAAAACAAATAATTTTGAAACATTATGGAAACAAATGTGGGGAGATATACCACAAGGGTCGCAATATAGAAGCGAAGAAATTATATCCCAAAAAAAATTTGATGCATTAAAAAATGGAATCCAAGTTGGCTCAGATTTTAATGAAGTGGAAACAGTTTCTTTAGACAGTTTAATAAATGGATCTACAACCACGTGGACAGAAACAGAATGGGAATTTCCAAAAGGTCGACGTAATTTTCAAGAAAAAGAGATTGATTGTGCTATAAGAGAATTTGAAGAGGAGACTGGTATAAATAAAAATGATTTAACGATAATTGAAAACGTAGTTCCATTTGAAGAGATATTTATAGGATCAAATCATAAATCATATAAACATAAATATTTTTTAGCATATATGGACAAACCAATAGAACAATTATCATTGTGTAATTATCAAAAAACAGAAGTTAGTAAAATAGAATGGAAAACATTGGAAGAATGTTTGGAGTCAATTCGCCCTTATAATTTAGAGAAAAAACAATTAATCATTAATATTAACAAAGTATTAGAAGAATATCGATTATATTAGAAAAATATTAGAAAAATATAAGTAATATATAAGTAATGAGTTTTGTAATAAAAAAAAATACAAAAGGGAATAAAGATGATCCGGATGATCCAGATAATCAATCAGAAGAATGTAAAAGACCTGACAAAGTATATGACAAAAAATGCAGCAGCAATAAATTATTATTGCAATCCGAAAATGAAAATAGAATAGATCTTGGTGAACATCCAGCCGACCATCCTTATTTATATCCAACATTAGATGATCCAAATTTTAACAAAAAAATTGCCGAGAAAAAAGAATTTAGCGATACTAAATATGATGGCACAATTTATGATGTAGAAAAATATGCAAATATTTTAAGTAATGCTGAATATGAATTGTTACCACACCAAGCATTTATTCGAAATTTTATGTCATTTCAAACACCATACAATAGTTTACTATTATTTCACGGTCTAGGATCTGGAAAAACGTGCAGTGCAATTGGCGTATGTGAAGAGATGCGAGACTATCTCAGACAAATGGGAATTAATCAACAGATTATTATTGTAGCAAGCCCAAACGTGCAAGATAACTTTAAGTTGCAATTATTTGATGAACGCAAACTAAAAGAAGTTGATGGATTATGGACTATGAAGGGTTGTTTAGGAAATAAATTATTAAAAGAAATTAATCCTACTGGAATGAAAGGGCTTAAAAAAGAAAAAATTATACAACAAGCAAGAAATTTAATAAACTCATCTTATCAATTTGTTGGCTATTTACAATTTTCAAATGAAATTGTAAGAAATGCGGATTTAGACAATCCAGAAGTAAGTCAAGAAATAAAAATACGTAATTTGCAAAATATATATAGAAATAGTCTTGTAGTCATTGATGAGGTGCATAATATAAGAATTGCAGATGATAACGAAAACAAAAATGTGGCAAAGAATTTGACATATTTAGTAAGTGTAGTAGACAATTTGAGACTATTATTATTATCAGCAACGCCAATGTTTAACAACTACAAGGAAATAATTTGGTTAATTAATTTGATGAATATGAATGATCGTCGAGGTATTATAGGTGTTGCTGATATTTTTGATAAGGATGGTAATTTTAAAAAGGACGGTGATGGAAAGGAATTGGGAAAAGAAATGTTGGCCAGAAAAGTTACTGGGTATGTGTCTTATGTTAGAGGTGAAAATCCGTATACATTTCCTTTTAGAGTTTATCCAGATCAATTTGCACCTGAGCATACATTTAAAATGGATACTGAATACCCAAAATGTCAAATAAATGGAAAAAAAATTCCAGATGACAGGAAAATTAAAAAACTTAATCTATATTTAACTGCCATAGGTAAATATCAAGAGCTAGGATATAAATATATTGTAGATCGTCTGAGAGCAAGACAATCAGTTTCGAAACAGACAAGAACAGGAAAAATGCGAAATATGCCTAGTTTTAATAGTTTAGCATCATTTGGTTATACTGACTTAATGAATCCAATTGAAGCTTTAAATATTGTATATCCTTTATTGAACGATGAATTAGAAGGTTTAACAGAAGATATTAAGGATATTGAATGTCAAGATCAAGAAGAAGAGGACGTAAATGATTTATCTCCGGTTGAAAATATGGCAGAAACAGATGTCGTTGAAGAAATAGATAATGTATTAGAAAGAGGACCTCAAGCAGATCGTAGTCTAAAGGCTACTGCTGCACTATTGCATTCCGAATTGGAGTCAGAGCCTGCTGTAACAGAAGGTATAGAAGCGGACCCTGGATTATTTGATGCTGTTAGAGAAATAGATACACGAAAAATAAATTCAAACAAGGCAAAAATACAAACTAAAACTGGAAAAGATTTAACTACAAAAAAAACAAAAGGAAATATTATCTTTAATGAACTTGAAGAAGGAGAAGGAAGAGAAGGAGAAGGAGAAGGAGACGAAGAAAATAAACCTCAAGTTACATCCTTTTCAAAATCATTAATATCTAAAGAAAATCCTAAGCCCAATCCAAAAGCTAAACTAACAACAAAATCAAACTTGCATTTAATTGAAGGCGAAACAGTTTCCAATGTTGCATCTGAACTTAATCCTGTAAAGACGAAAGCAATTAGTGGACTAACTGAATTAAAACCCGCATCAAATAAATCTAGATCTTTAGAAGATTATTCTCCTTTATCAGACGTGTCGTCTATTTCAAAAGATTTAAAAGGATCAAAAGGAGGTAAATCTCCTTCAGCAGCTTCACCCAGTCGTAAATTATTCATTAATCCAAAAGAACTAACAGGAACAACTGGTTTAAAACGCATAATGAATTATACGGACTCAAAGACTCCGTCAGTAAAAGGTGCATTTGAATATCAAGAAGGTGCGCCTCATATGTTTAAAACGGACCAAATTGGATTATATAGTGCTAAGATTAAAAACATATGCAATTCTATATATGACGAATCAACAGGAAAAGTATCTGAAGGTATTATTTTAATATATTCTGCTTATATTGACTCTGGTATATTACCAATGGCCTTGGCATTAGAAGAAATGGGGTTCACAAGATATGGTAAAAAAGCAAAATCATTATTTAAATCTCCACCTACTCCGTTAGTAGATGTAGAAACTATGGAGCCACCAACAAATAAAAAAAATTTCAAGCCTGCTAGATATGTAATGATTACAGGTGATCCAAGATTATCTCCTGATAATGATGCAGATGTAAAAGCAATAACAAGTGATGATAATATTTTTTCAATGGGACCAAATGGTGAAAAAATAGACATCAGCGGTTCCAAAATAAAGGTTGTATTAATCTCTCAAGCTGGATCAGAAGGTTTGGATTTTAAGGTAATAAGGCAAATCCATATTTTAGAACCGTGGTACAATATGAACCGAAATGAACAAATTATAGGCAGAGGTGTCCGTAATTTTTCACATAAGGATTTACCATTTGACAAGAGAAATGTTCAGATTTTTCTATATGGAACAATATTGCGTAATGCATACGAAGAAGCAGCTGATTTATATGTTTATCGAATTTCAGAAATAAAGGCGGTTAAAATAGGTAGGGTAACGCGATTATTAAAAGAAACTTCAGTTGATTGCATTATCAATCACGATCAAACACAATTCACTTCCGATAATTTTAAATTAATTCCAGAAAATAGACACGTTGAACAATTATTATCTAATGGAATTAAAATAAAAGATTTTGAAATTGGAGATGCGCCAAATTCTGCTACGTGTGATTATATGGAAACCTGTGAATACAAATGCATACCTGATTTAGGAGAAGATCAAGAAACTATACTAAATTATGATACATACAATGAAGCATTTATGCTTATTAATTCTGATAAAATAATCCAAAAAATAAAGATGCTTATGAAGATACGATTTTTTTACAAGAAAAGAGAATTATTTCAACTAATTAACACACCAAAAAAATACCCGACTGTGCAAATTTATGCAGCATTAACTCAAATTATAAATGATAACACAGAATACATTTCAGATAAATATGATCGAACTGGTTATTTAGTTAATATTGGAGATTATTATTTATTTCAACCTAGTGAATTAAATTTCAAGAATATATCTATATTTGATCGGTCTACTCCATTAGATTATAAGCATAGTATGATTAATTTTGAAATTCAAGGTTCAATTGCAAAACCGGTAATTGATAAGCGGGGAATAAACGAAATTATGGAGAATGTGGATGAAGATGATGAAAATGATTTTACATCAGAAAAAGAACTTTTGAAGACAATGTATGATAATTATGTTTTAGCATTAAGTACGTCTTCTCTTGATAGAGGTAATAAAAATTGGTATGAACAATGTGGTATTGTTATAATAAAAATGAAAAGCGAAGGTATTAAATTAGAGGTTTTGGAATCTTTTTTAATAGAACATATCGTAGACACGCTAATGATGATTGATCGTGTTAGTTTATTAAACTTTATTTATGCAAATAAAGAGTATGCTAAAACTATTTCAGATGTTAGATTTAGACGATTCATTACAAAGGTATCTACATATTTACGTTCAAAAATTATTTCCTATAAAAAAATAGACGCTATTGTTATTTATGATGGTCAATCTAGTATAGATAATTTACACATATATGTATTAAATGGAAATAAATGGCTTATTGCAGAACCAGAAGATAAGCGAGCGTTAAGTAATATAATAGATAAAAAATATAAACTTAAGGAATCAGATGATAAAAGGTTAAATCAATATGTCGGATTTATTGGATTTGAAAATAACAGAAAATATATGGTCTATAAAGTGAAGGATACTGCAAATGAAAGAAGCACTGGATATAGATGTGATCAATCAGGTAAAGAAAAAGTGATAAGTGTTTTGGGAGAAATTATAAACGATGATGAATTAATGGAAAGGATACAAAAGGACAGTTTAAGTGAATTATGTGTAAGACAAGAATTTATTTTAAGAAATTTGAGTAGAACAGATGATAGTAGAATATGGTTTTTGGATACAGTAACTGCTATTTATAATGAATTTGAAAAACGGGAAAAGAGTAAATGAAAGAATTTATTCTAATAATTTTTAGATTTGATTTGATTTGATTTATTTTAATTTAAATCAAATCAATTTAAATTAAAATATTTAAATATAAAGAATAAAATTGAAAAATATTTAAATATTAATATGTATATTATTTAATAGAATGGAACCAGTTTTTAAATCTAAAAAATACGCTCAAAGACAAAGAGAAAGAGAAATTAAAACTGTTTACAGTTTATCTCAAATAACTAAAAAAATTACGTTACCGATAACTGCTATCGGTAAAAATTTACATCAAACAATAGAAGAAACTATTGCCTCATTAATGGAAGGCAAATGTATTGTGGAAGGATATGTAAAACCTAAAAGTATTCGAGTAATTACATTTTCAAGCGGGCTTATAAAGGGAACTGATGTCATATTTGATGTAGTATTTGAATGCGAAGTCTGCTTTCCTGTAGCAGGTATGTTATTCAACTGTATTGCAAAAAATATAACCAAGGCCGGTATTCGTGCAGAAAGTGTGGATGAAATGCCATCTCCATTTGTATTATTTATTGCCAGAGATCATTATTATGACAGCGATTATTTTAATTCGATTGAAGAAAATGAAAAATTTGTAGCAAAAGTTATTGCTCAAAGATTCGAATTAAATGATAAATATGTGTCTATTATTGCAGAATTAGTGTCGCCAAAAAGAAAAGAACAACGAGGAACTTTTAACGAAAAATCTAAACCAAGAATCGAATTTGATTTATAAGTTGTTGTAAATGTTTCTTGTAAATAGCTATTATAAAATATAAACTAACAAATAATGCATTTTTTTATTTTTTTAAATGTATTATTTTTTTAAATGTATTAAAAGCAAATAATTATATAATATAAAATGAACGACTATGATTTCAACAAAATAAATAGCATTCGAGAGGCTATTGAAAATATGTCAAAATTCAATCAGATAGAAATTTTAAGAATTTTAACTAGACACAAAGAAGTTCATATTAATGAAAACAAATATGGGGTTCATATCAATTTAAGCGATCTTAGCAATACAATTTTAGATGAGTTATTCGTTTATACTGATTATGTAAGCACTCAAGAACTTGAATTAAATAATATTGAAAAACAAAAGGAGACATATAAGAATACATATTTTGTAAAAGATAATAAAGATAATTTTGGAACTAATGTATCAAATAAATATGTCTCATAGATCATACCCTCATCGCACTTTTAATAAAACACATAGCTCCCATAATCATAATGATAGATCAAATAACAATATTGACAGATCAAATAAAATTATGGATACGTTAAATGATTTAAAAGATTACATGTTTGATTGCAAAAATTTGCGACAATTTACAAAGCACAATATGGATTTTGTTAGTTTAAATGATACAAAATCTATAAATAAGGTTGAGCATATAAAGAATTCTACTTCTATTGACTTTACTAAATTTACTAAAGATTCAAAGATAGATTTTAAGAAGGAAACTGAACTTCAAAATAACTCAAATTCAATTATCAATAAAGATAAAGATAAAAATAAAAATAAAGATAATTTGTATAAACCTAAACAAAGAGATTCTCTTTTTTGGTGTTTTTTTATTTTAAAATATGGATTTTCCAAATATGAAATGGAAGTAGGCAACCAACATTTTCCAATTGAAAAACAAGAAAAATTTAAATATATTGATTTACTACGCAAGCAAGATACTAAGGAGCTTATTAAAATGCACAAAATTAAACCGCTCTCTTTGTTAGAAGATGATTTAGCAAATCAAGAAAGAATTTCAATAAAGACTTTTTTTGCATTATGCATTGTCGAAAATATTAATATTATTTTAATTGATAAACGTAAATTGTATGAAATTATTACTACAGATGATCCTAAAATACATATTATACATAAAAATAGCATAACATATGAACATCATATTGAAATGGATATTTTGCCAGAAAAAATGTCAATGTATAGGGAAACGTATTATAAAATGCCAAACTTTGATGCTAGTTTAAAATCAATGACATCATATAAAGTGGATGAACTTTTAGAATTATGCAAAAAGTTAGATATTAATGTAGAAAATAATGAATTACATAGTAAAAAACGATCTAAAAAAGACATTTACGAATTGTTAGTTCAGCAATTTTAAATTATTATCATTTATAAAAAAATTGAATATTAATAATAATATAAAAATATGTATATAAATATATAATAATGGACAGAAAATCTAATTTTAACCCAAAAAAAACATCTTTAAATGATCCTGATAAACTTGTATTAGGACGAGATAAAGAAGACATAAATAAGACAAAAGAGGCTGCATCTGTAATAGAAGAACAGAAAGAACAGAAAGAACCAAATAAGGGATATAAAGGAAGAAAACCAAGACCTCCTGCTGAACCAAAAATGCAAATTCTAACAATTTCTAAAATGTTAATGCTTTCTCAGAGAACTAAATATAGTGATGTAGAAATGGAAGTCAAATTTGGCACTAGAGGCATCAGAAGAATTACTAAAAATGACTATGATAATGTTGTCAAAAAAATTTATTCAATGGGATTTATTACAAATAATCCAGAAGGAACATATTCATTGAAAATTCAACCGGAATTTTTGGATATAAAGTCTGGAACGTATAAAATAGCAAGAGATTTTGATCGTTTGCGAATTGAAATAAATGGAATGAATGATATACAAGATTACTGTAGAAATGGAAACATACAGAAACTTTTTGATACCAGAATGAGTAATATTGTTACTATTATGAAGAAAAATGATGTTATTTATGATGATGAACCAGTTCAAGCTGCAGAATTCAATGATTTCAACTTTAGAGTAACGTATAAAAATGAAGAAACAATTTCTTCAAATAGCAAAATAGGTAAAGAGCTCATTTCTAATTGGGATAAATCAAAAAAACAATTTCGCTATATTAATCGAGTTTCGTTTTTAAATCCAAAATTCCCATTTCGTATTGATCTAAGTATTGTTCGTTCTTCTACAAAAGACATTCGTGGTCAACTAATAAAGACATACAATGTAACAGAGTCCAATGTCTTTAATAATCCTGAATCTTATGAAATCGAAATCGAAGTAATTAATGATTTTGCAAAACAAAAATATAGGAACGCTGAAGAATTAGTAGTAGATCTTCAAAAAGTAGCCAAATTTGTGCTATGCGGATTACAAAAAACGAATTTTCCAATTTCTTATTCTGAACAAAAGGATGCAATTACGAGTTATATGAAAGTAGTTCACGAAGCTGATGCAAAAAAACGAGGTCAAGAATATGTTCCTAAAGATAGAGCTTACCCAAACGATTTTATTGGGCCTAGTTCAAAGACATTGCAAGTCAAAAATATTGCCGCAGTTAATCCGGATATGGTTATACCCAATATTACAGTCCCATTTTCATACTGTGTAACAGATAAAGCAGATGGTGAAAGACATTTAATGTTGATTAATAACAGAGGCAAAATATTTCTAATAAATACACAAATGGACGTGATATTTACAGGTGCCAGAACAGAAGAGCAGCGATGCTTTAATTCAATACTAGATGGAGAATTAATTTTGCACGACAAAAATGGAGTATTTATAAACACGTTTGCTGTCTTTGATATTTACATTGCATCATTTACAGATTTAAGAGCGCGACCATTTATCGAAGTGCCTTATAAAAATAAAAAAATATTTAATGAAAGATGTCGATTGCCTGTATTGAAGGAATTTATTAGGATTTTACAACCAATGTCTGTAATGGCTAAAAGAGAAGATGAAAGTAAGGGATCAATATCCGGCCTTCTGAGTGGATCGGAACAGAATAGAAGCCCTATAAATATAATTACAAAAAACTTCTATCCTGCATTTGATAGATCAGCTTCATCTTCATCTAATAGTAGGGATGAAGAGGATAAAATTGTATTCCCTGAAAAATATAATATATTTGAAGCGTGTAATTTCATTTTACAAAGAATTGCAGATAATTTGTATGATTATACAACAGATGGTCTCATATTCACACCTACATTATTGGGTGTTGGTGGAAATACTGTTTTAGAAGCTGGTCCTTTAAAAAAGACAAGATGGGATTATTCGTTTAAATGGAAACCTCCTAAATTTAACACTATAGATTTTCTAGTTACAATTAAAAAAGGACCTGATAATTTAGATATTGTTACGCCTATATTTGAAAACGGAATGAATATGCATCAATCAACTCAGTTTAATCAATATAAAACCCTAATTTTACAGGTCGGATTTGATGAAAAAAAGCACGGTTATATAAATCCTTGCCAAGATATACTAGACGATAAGTTACCAGAAGTTTCAACAGAGGAAAATGAAGAGACGTACAAAAGAAGACAATTCTTCCCATCAGATCCTTTTGATGCAAAAGCTGGTCTTTGTAATATAATGCTTAGTATTGATGATACTGGTAATCCGCAAATGTTTACAGAAGAACGTGAAGTCATTAACGATGAAACTGTTGTAGAATTTAGATACGACTTATCAAGGGAAGGATTATGGAAATGGATACCATTGAGGGTAAGATACGATAAAACAACCGAGTTTAAAAATGGTAAATTATCGTGCAATGATTACAATACGGCAAATGACAACTGGTATTCTATTCATAATCCAATTACAGAAAAAATGATTGCGACTGGTCAAGATATTCCAGAGGAAATTTTATCCGATGACATTTATTATAACCGCGTTACAAGTGAAAAGCAAACTATGGGTCTACGAGATTTCCACAACTTATTTGTGAAAAAGATACTTATCCGAAATGCATCTAGAAATGGAAATATATTAATTGATTTTGCTTGCGGGCAAGGCGGAGATCTGCCTAAATGGATTGCTGCAAATTTATCATTTGTATTTGGTATCGATATTATGAAGAATAATATAGAAAATCGTGTTAGTGGCGCTTGTGCTCGATATTTAAATTATCGTAAAGAATTTCAAAATATGCCTTATGCTTTATTTGTTTGCGGAAATAGTGCACTAAATATTCGATCTGGAAGAGCAATGTCAACTGATAAAGGTAATTCAATAACTCAATCGGTATTTGGACTAAATGCTCTGGATAAGAATTTAGGACCAGCTGTTAAAAGACAGTATGCAAAGGGTGAAAATGGATTTGATATATCATCGTGTCAGTTTGCAATTCATTATATGTTTGAAAATAAACATACATTTTATAATTTTATGAGAAATGTAGCGGAATGCACAAAAGAAGGTGGTTACTTTATTGGAACGTGTTTTGATGGGAAAACAATATTTAGTAGATTAAGATCAAGAGCACAGGGAGACGGTGATGTAATATATAATAATGAAAAGAAAGTATGGTCATTAACAAAAGATTATGATGCCGTTTCATTTGAAGATAATATTAGTTCTTTAGGCTATAAAATTTCAGTATATCAAGAGTCGATTAATCAAACCATTCCGGAATATTTAGTAAATTTTGATTTCTTGGTGGAAACAATGTCTAATTATGGATTTAGATTATTACCAAGAGATGATGCAAAGAAGATTGGAATACCTGAAGGAAGTGGTATGTTTGTTGAAATGTATAATAAAATGATGGATGATATTAGAAGAAATCCAAAATTAGAAAAGGAATATGGTATGGCGCCACTTATGACAGATTATGAAAAGAGAATATCATTCTTAAATAGATATTTTATATTTCAAAAAATAGCAACTCGTAATGTAGAGAAACTAACAAGATCTATTTTGGAAAATGTTCCCGATGAATATGAATTTGAAGATAGACAAAGTGCTATTGCTAAAAAGGTAGTGCAAAAGGTAAATGAAGAAATTAAGCCCAAAGTTAAGAATTTAAGAAAGAAATTAAAATTACAAGAAGCAACTGAGGTTCAAGAAGAACAAGCAAAACTAAAAGAAGTTGCTGACGTAGCTTCTATTGTTGGTGTATCAGCTGTAGAAGAAGCAGCAGTGCACGTTTTAGAAAATAAAAAGATTGTAAAACCAAAAAAGACAAAAAAAAATGTTGAATTTGTAGAAGCTACCCCTGCTCCTGCAGTTGCAGATCAACCAGATAATGGAAAAGATAAGAAGAAGACAACAACACGAAAGAAAAAAACAGCTATTGATTTTGAAGAAAAATAATTAAATAATAATTAAATAATAATTAAATAATAATTAAATAGTAATTAAATAAATGTTTATAGTTCTAAAAAAAAGATATAAATAATTACAAGTATTATATAATAATGAATTATTACATAATACCAAAAAATAATTGTAAAACTGATATTTTTTTGTCAATAAATTCCAATGAAATTAAACCATGTATATCACACAGCTTAATATACTATTTAAATAATATATATAAAATTTTGTTAAGTTTAGAAAATAGCATAACTAACAATATAACAATTGAATATATTAATAAAATTGTAAACCCTTTTGAATTTATACATACAAATGTACCAGGAACTATTTTATCTGTTAGCAAAGTAAAACCAGACTCCTCCTTATTTTTTGATTTAATGGAAATTTTCAATATTTGCAACATAATTGATATTCTATCTGTTAAAAATAAAATACATATAGGAAATTTTACAAATAACTTTACGTCGACAAATTACTTATTAAATATGTTACGCGAAGATAATGATGATACAATTATAAATGAACTCTTTGAGTATGATGTAATATGTGAAAAATATATCAAAAATACGCACCCAACAAAAATAGATTTATTGATTTTTGAATTTAAAGATGAAGATTATAATGACATAACAAAATATATTAAAAATATCATATTGAGCTTTTATATAGCTCTTAAATATCAATCAAATAATGGAACATGTATAATTAAATTTGATCATATTTTTTATAAACCAATAATTGATATAATTTTCATTTTAAGTAGTATTTATGAAAAAGTATTTTTAATTAAACCAACCATAAGCAAAATAACAAAAGGTGAACGATATATTATTTGCAAAAATTTTGATGCTGAAACCGTTACAAATAAAAAAATATTGTATCAATTAGAAGAAAAGGTAAAAGAATATTTAGAAGTAAATGAAAATCTGGATACCAATGATAAGATACATTCATTTTTAAGAAATGACATTCCATATTATTTTTTAAATAAAATAGAAGAGTCTAATATAGTAATTGGTCAGCAACAATTAGATTCCTATAATCAAATTATTAATATTTTTAAAAATAAAAATAAAGAGGATAAAATAGAAACTCTCAAACGCAATCATATACAAAAATGTATTCAATGGTGTGAAAAAAATCAAATTCCACATAACAAATTTACTGATAAAATTAATATTTTTTTAAATACAAAACGTAAAGAATGTGAAGATAGTATTAAATCATTTCAAGAGAACCCATAATACATTGTATTCCTATTTATATTTAAGGTAAAGTAGAACCAATATAATTTCCAGCCGAACGTTGATTTATACTAACAAATGTGTTGCCTTCATTTCCCATTTTTTTAGAACATATAGTTTTATTTTGAGGTTGACCTTGAAAGAAAAATGGATTTCCTGAATAGGTTGACTTTTGACACGGAGGTGTCTTAAATTTATAAATAAATGGAGTATAAGGCATTTCACCATTTGTTAGTTGTGCAGCCACATTAGACCCTTTTAGTCTTCTTGTTTGTGCCGCTGCCGTGCTTATTGTATCCACATTGAGCTTCAAAATTCTTGTGCTACTAGATACACCGCCTTGCTGAGCAAATTGAGGATTATTAGGTTTATAATAAACCTGTGCACATCCCTTTGGATTCGACGACCCAGACACAACAGATCCATTATACGGATCCGCTGCCAATTGATATAAATATTCAATTACTATTTTATATTGATCTGGCGTTAAGATCGCTTGTAAAGAGGCAATAAATGTCTGAACTGATAATGGCGATTGTCCTATTAAATACGAATATTGGGATTGATTAATATACCCAGCAGCTAATAATGATTGTGATAAATTATTAATAAATGCAATCTCTACTGCGCTCTCAATTGTAAAATTTGGATTGCATTGAGCAACATAATAGTTTGCAATAGAAAGAGGATCTCCTGGCTTAGAATATTCAAGGATTTTAGCAGTGACAAAAGGATATTTAAGAAATATATTAATAATTTGCTCATCAACTGGACCACGAATAAAATTAAACTGGCGTTGTTGAAATGTTTGGCAGCGATTATATAAATACATATCTGTAGTTTGATAGTAATTTTTCTTTACATTTGTATTTGCACCTAACACTCGCTGTCTAGCTTTTCTCTGTTGATTACAACATAAAAGTGGATTTGTAACATTGGGTTCCGGTTTTTCTGTTAGATTGTTAATAGGAAACCATCCAGATACCACACCGACTCCATTACACGTGTTGCACTCGCTATCGATTTTGTTAGCTCCATTTATTCCAATATTGCTATTAGATAGCCCCACATAATTGTCATTTCTAGGACCATTATCTTTTACAATGTAAGATCCAGGCATATCATTTAGTTGCGCAATTAGACCAGTTCCTCCGTTACCACCTCCAAGCGAAGATCCTATAGAGGATTTTACTGCTCTGTTGATATTATATTCAACCAAACTTTGCTCAATATATTGGGCAGTATTTGAAGGGTTATTTACTAAAACAGAAACAGGAACCGGAATTACTGTTCCCTTTCTATAATGTTTAATAGGACGAGGTAGACCAAATCCTGTAGGGAATGCATTGCCTGGATCATTGTTAGTTAGAGGTCTGATATGAGTAGCAGTAACTCCAACAGGATTACTAAAAACACCACTACCTTTCCACGATTTGTAACCACCTTGAGGCAATCTATTATTCGACGAATTCATTCCTTGAGGATAAAATGCTGAAGACATTATAAATTATAAAAAGAAAATAAATGTTAGTATATATATAATAATGTTAATAAAATTATTGATTGTATTTTTTACTATTTTAATAGCATATCAAACATTTTTAGCATTTAGTAACGGCAATAATTTAATTGAAGGCTTAGAAAATGGTTCGTCTAATGAATATAAGGACTATGGTACAAATGATCCTAATAATCCCAATAGCGCTTTAATATTGTCGCAACAAAATGCCGGAAATATAGAAGTTTTAAAAGATCGTGTCGAAGGATTAGATGGTGTAAAGGCAAGAGTAGATACACTGCAGCAAAATATAGACTCTATGCAAGTTCAAATTGATGCATTGGTACAGCAACAAGCGGATTACGCAACTGATTTAGCTGGCGACGAACCTGTTGAAATAACAGGCACAGAAGAGGCTACTGCAGAAGATGAAGAAGAAGATATATAATCATATTTATTTGATGCTTTAATTCAATAATTCAATAATTTAATCAAGAACAATATAAAAAATTATATATTTATATAAAGTAAATATATAATGTCTAACGTATTTAAAGACGTATTATCAGATGCAAAAGGGGCAAAAGAAAAATATATGGGACCTGACTATCCTTATTATAAATACATCAAGGCACCTTCTGATATTGGAATGTCGGACAAGGGAACGTTAAAACAAATGGGTAAAAATGTGGATGGTTTAATTGAATATGTAAATGTGTTAGTTTCAGGCAAGTCAAATGCATCTACTACAGGACAGCCTTTAGGAAATAAATTTTTTCTAAAAACAGGGGGAAAATGTATGGATAAATCGGTTAATCCAGATGGCACTGAAGTCGATCGTTATGTTTACATTAATAACGTGCCAATGGGCAATATTCCTTTCATATCTTCTGGTATGGGTGTAAATTTTTCCGAATTTAGAGGATTAATTCCCGGCACAATAAGCAATTTAAATGCTTTTAACCCAATGAATATGCTGCAATCTTTTTTAGCTGGATCTACTCCTGATTGCCAAGAGATAACAATGGAAACAATCGACATCTACAATAATAAGTCTACCGAAAGTCACTATGTTACTATGGTTGATATTAAAAATATGGATCCGTGTGCATTTCAAGATAGAACTAATCCATTAACTGGAATAAAATGCAAGGAAACCTTTTCTAATATGAAAAATCAATTAGATACTAACAACTATGAATGTGTCGATCATCATTTTAAAATACCTGATGATATTTATGCTCAAGCATATTTTGCTTCTTTGGGTGTTTTCGGTATCTATATTATGTATCGACTAATGGTAAAGACTGATTTGATCCCTCCTCTTTAAATCATTTTATAAATATATTAATTTTATTATAAAATAATATTTATTTTCTCTTGTGACGATGTTGTTTACGACAAGTTTTCTTACATCTTTTACTTTTGCATCGTCTTGTTCTTCTTTTAGTATTTCGTTTAGTTCTTCGTCTTTTACCTCCTTTATAATACTCCATATAAGTCGGTTCCGCCACTCTAAGCCCATTAACTGGTGTTGCATAGTAAGTTAATCCTAAACCACGACCTCCTTGTTGTTGTGGATTTTCTATTGGCATTTGTGGTGGATTTTCTACTGATTTTTCTTTACTAGATAAGCCCGTATAATAACCTGCGCTATCAACAAAACTAGATACACCATTGAAAGCACCGTTAGCAAATTCAGATACACCATTGAAAGCACCGTTAGCAAATTCAGATACACCATCGACAGCACCGTTAGCAAATTCAGATACACCATCGACTGCACTTCCAGTAAGATTAGATACACCATCGACTGCACTTCCAGTAAGATTAGACACTTTGTCAGTAATACTCAAACTATTATTTACAGGAGTATTAACTTCTGGTGGCACTGTATTCATAACATCTCCCCCTCGTCTACTTCTTCTCCTACTTTTTGAGTTATTTCTGCTTCTATTAACCATTTATATTATAATACAAGAAATAATATAAATGCAAATTATTTTATATTTTATTTAGTATTTATTGACGCTTCATCACCATTTTAAAAGCCTCAAAACCAGCTAAACCTCCGGCCACTTGAGCAATAATGTAAGGGATGAGATCAGCTCGGGGTAATTTACCAGCATACATTAATGCAATTGCAACAGCGGGGTTAAACGCGCCTCCACTAATAGCGCCACCTAGCAAAACAGCCACGGCTAAAGCAGCACCAATAGCTAAATAATTGCCTGTAGCAAAAATCACAAATACGAGAAACATTGTTCCTAAAAATTCAACAATATACTTGTTCATCGTTTTATATATTATATAATTAAAAAAGATTTTATTTTACATCCTTTTTCATTTAAAAAATCTATTTTATATTAAGTTTTTATTTATAGAAATTGGCAATCCGTGACCAAATAATATCATATATACCAATATTAATGCTGCTATTAATATACTTCTGTTTTCAGCCATTATTTGAGGTTGTCCTAAATAAATCATACAAATATAAATAATAATTCCAATTATTAATGAATGTATTAGCATATTTAAGCCTCTTTCCATTGTTTATATATTTATATTATATAAAAATGGAATTACAAATAATATATTTAATATGTCTGTCTTGGTAATGCACCCCACGCGCATATTCCCGGCTGCGTCAAACTATAATTATATATTGATCCCTTCTTTTTTGGCGCCGAACATCCACCAGAACGCGCTCTCTGCAAAGCGGATCTAGTTCCACTAGGATAATAATTTTTTGTCGTGATTGGTGCATTAAGTGGCAGTCCAACCTTGTAAGCAGATTTTCCTACAGCAATACTCTTTTTAATATCAGTATACATTGAAGACGGTTTGGGTTCAATATAATTTACGTGAGTAGAAACAGCTACTTGTCTTTGAGAAGAAGCTATAACCTTATTAACAGGTGATGATAATTTGCCTAAAATATCTTGCTCTGCTTTTTGTATAGCAGATATAGCAGTTGCTCTTGAATATTGTCTTCGAGCATTGGTATTCATTTCGGCATAAACTGGCTCCTGAGATGGGTAAAATTGTGGTGGAGTTGGTCTTAGACCAGTCAATGTTCCGAAACTGTGGTATTGCATAGAAAAAGGATAATTGTTAGTTGTTAGAGGACCAGTGACTGGTGCATTTACATATCCTTGAAATGTTTGGGATCCAATTGATGTAGAAATACCATATGGTGTTGTCATTAATATATAATATGAAAATATATTATATATTAAACGATATAATGAACTATTCTATTTTAAATAAAATAGAAAAAATTTACTAATTAATTGTAATATTGTGCCTTGTAGCTATTAGAAGCAGGTGTTCCAAACCCATAGTAATAACGATGAGGATTATTATCAACTACAACAGTTCTAGTGGTGGTCGTAGAACTAGATCCAGAGCTTGTAGATGCATTGGTAATGCGTCTAATAAAAAAAAGAGTTAGTAAAACTAGCCCAACAATCATTAACGCCTTTTTCACGTTAGGTTCCATTATATAATTTATTAAGATTATTTATTAAAGTATGATATCAATATATTGTTAAATTAATTCCTCTAACTTGTTATTTTTATATAAGAATAAATAGCATCCAGTTTCCCTACATTTTGCACGGATATCAACTGATATTTTGGATGGTATCATTTGAGATATATTAGCATTTGCATCATTTAAAATTTTTTTGAATTTTTTAATCTTAGTTTCATCTATTTTATATTTATCATAAATTTTATCTAACAGATCAACAAATTTATTTCTATTTGTGTGTCCCATAATAGGATTCGCGCTTGACGAGAAATGTTTGCTAAACCGTATTTGCCAATCATTTGCAATAGTATCTATAATATCTCTTTTTTCTTTTGCTACATCCCGAATATAAATATCAGGAACAGTTTGACTTTTGTTGAGAGTTTTAAATATTTCTATTAAATCGCCTAAAACTGAATTAAATCGAAAATTAACTAACAAATATTGATTGTATAACCAGGATGCATCATTATTAGATCCAAATTCATTTAAACTAAATTCATTGTCTGCATTATCTGTATTATTTGTGTTATATGCATCGTTATCAGCATTGTTGTTAGTTGCAGAATCATTGAATACAACCGGAACCTTAGAATTTTCGGAATGTATCAGTTTTAATGCAGTTAATCGATGAATTCCATCTAATACTTCAAAACAATCCGGAATATTTTTGTATGTTAAGTAGATCATAGTATCTATTGATTTTCTGGAATTATACATATATCTGGCAATATCAGGACATCTTGCCATATCTGGTGGTCTATTGTATTCCCAATTATTGATAGGCGCATTTAAAATATCCTTAACTTGTATTTTAAATAGCAAATGGTTTTGGGAAAATGAATGTAGTAATTCAGATGAATTGAAATGATGCTTGACTATTTGAAATATTAACTGAGGAGGTATAAAATCGTTATTTTTATGAGGTTCTCTCAAAATTTTATATGCCTGAATTGGCTCTGATTCGACAATTTCAAGTAATATATTGGGTTTTTTATCTTTTGATTTCTTTAAAAATTTGGAAATAGTAACAGGGTTGGCAGATATTTGTTCCATTTGTATGTAGTTTGTTCTTTAAATGCTTTTAAAATAATATTAAATTTAAATTTCAATTTTATATTATTAGTTATTCTTAATTATTCTTAATATAATCCGAGCTAATAGATCCAAAACGGCCTCTTAATCTAATCAATCCAGGCCGACTTTGAAAATTTTAACACGTTTCCCAAGACTTATAATCTTGACGACTTAAAATATTAACTGAAGATGTATACATCATTAGACATTTTAAAAACAAATTAATTATTAAAAACATTTTCATCGCACTCTAAGATTAAATTAGTATTAAATAATTCTGCTAATATTTTTCCACAATAAATTCTAAAATCATTATATGGTGCATCATTATGTGAATCATATAAATTAGTAGTGTGTAATACAATATTTATTATATTAGAATTTGTAGGTATAATATCATCTTTAAAATTAAAGTATAATATATTATAATCAATATTTATATATTTATTTTTAATGAATTTTTCAAGTTCTAACATTTCATTAAAAATATTATTATTGAATTCATTTTTACGATAACTATTATCATATAAATAAGATTCATTGATATAAACAAAATATATTTTTTTAGGTTTATTTATAACATCAATAAATCTATCAATTCTTCTTTTATATTCTTCAACACCATTATTAATATTAAGATTAAAATGTGCCAAAATAATATCATATTTATTTAAAAAAATACCATTATAAACATCAGGAATAAAATCTTCAAAATTATTTTCTAATACCTTTACGATTTTATTTGGAAATAATGGAACATTCCAATCAAATGGTAGTGAAAATTTACGAATATTCGCAAACTTACATGCTAATGCAGAGGAACACTGAGGTCCAAATGGTATTACTACATAATCATTTTTAATTACAAAATTATTAGGATTATTTATTACATAAGAAAACATTTTACTTATATAATATAATATAAAATAAAACACAGATAAAACAATATTATATCATATATTTTTCTATTTGTATGTAGTTTGTTCTTTAAATGCTTTTAAAATAATATTAAATTAAACTTTTAATTTTATATTATTAAATTAAACTTTTAATTTTATATTATTAAATTAATATTAATATTAATTACTTTAGTTATTCTTAATTATTCTTAATTATTCTTAATATCTTCTAGAAGCTCTGATTGCCGATTGAGCACCAGAAAATTCATTACCGCCAAATGATCGATCATTATAGTTTCTATTGATCGCTTGATTCTTTCTAAATTTAATGTAATCAGATCCATCATATACAAATTTACCATTGCACGCAGATGCAGGAACAGCTTGATTAACTTGATTGCTGCTATATAATGCAGATGGTGTGCAAGTAGCACTAATAGATCCAAAACGGCCTCTTAATCCACTCAATCCAGGACGACTTTGAAAACTTTGACACGTGCCTCCACACGAATAATCTTGACGACTCAAAATATCGCCTGCATTGTTTACTGCTCTGAAAGGTCCAATAATTCGCTTAGGATATGAACTGCCGGAGATGCTTGATGTATTCCATGCATCTTTTAAATAAAACCGAGTTCTAGCAAATTCATCAGAATTATCGTGATTTACAATTGATTGAGGCATTATGCCTCTAATTCCTCCTCCAAGATTAGGATTGCCCGTTCTATTATTAATATTATATCCAAGACCAGGTATAAAGCCAACCAAGTCGCCTAAGCTACCTGTTGACCATCCAGATTTACCTGTAGCTGATGGTGAAAATCCTGTTCCGACACTATTAGACATTTATATTATACAACAACAAAAAATAAATTAATATTTCTAAATCTAAAATATAATTATATAATATAATACAATGTTTAATTATATTTTACTTATAAGTGCTATTGTTTTTGTTTGTATTGATTCTGTTTATTTAAATTTTATGAAGAGTTATTTTGATAATCAAATTAAATCTATTCAAGGAACCAGCACAAAAATGAATTTACTCGCTGCTCTAATTTGTTATATATTCTTAATATTTGGTCTAAATTATTTTATTATTAAACCTAAACGAAGTGTTAGTGATGCGTTTCTTTTTGGATTAGTTATTTACGGAGTTTATGAAACAACAAATTGGGCAATATTTAGCAAATGGTCGCCGATTAGTGTCGTTATAGATACATTATGGGGCGGTATATTATTTGCATTAACTACATATATAATTAATTTGATTCGTCGTTGATCTGGCTATTTATCTTGATATTCATCTTAAATTAAAATTATTATACAAATAATTATGTAAATAATTATGTAAATAATTTATAAATAAATACTAATAATTACTGCAATTATATTTAGGATTTGTAATTTTAAATATAAAGCAATTAGAATTAGAAATAAAAATATAATTTGTTCCGTTGAATTTTATATACGTCTCTTCTTTGTCGTTCGTTGTTTCTTTGTTGTCCGTTTTTTCTTGTTCTTGCATTTCCTTATTTTGTTAGTTTGCATATTGGTTCTATAATGTTTTTTATTTGTTTTGTTTTGTTTCTTTGTTCCACCTTGTGGATAATCCTTTTTGATTTTTTGTTTTTGTTTTGTATTTTTAGAAGGAAGAGATTTTTTACAATGTCCATTTTCTCCATTCATTTGCTCGACAAATACTTTTAGTAAATCATCTGTCCCGGTACATGTCCTTATTAATCCAGTATCACTATTAGGTTCGCGATTTATAATTTGTTCACTATATGTAGCTAATGCTTGTTTTTCAGCTTCCTCAAAACCAAATAATCTATTAAATGGTTCTTGACCATTTAATCTATGTCCAATATATACATATTCTACATTTATTGTTTGAGGAACCACTTGAGCACCTGGATTTATTGGAAATGACCTAAGAATACATTGTCCTTTATAGTCAAGTGGTTTGCATACATAGTAGCCTGCTTTAATATAATATTCATATAATCCGATTCTAGTTATTCTATTAAATTCACAACGATGTAAAGGCTCTTCTGGACTAATTAATACTTGTGTAGGTATTATAGTTAATACATAATACCCCTGAACATTAAAATCAGGTTCTACTTTTTGTTTTTTATTAGATTGAACTTGAGGTTCTGGTTGAGGATCTAATGCATAACATGGTTCCAAACATATATCTGGAATAAAAGTATACTGTTTAATACGAAAATTTACAAAAATAATATCAATAGATTGTTTGTAAAAATTATTTGGATCTGGAATAGGAAATTGATTTGGTGGAATGCATGACATATTAGCTGCCTTAGGTATTAATCTTACTTTAAAAACGGTAGCTTCTTGTTTAAAATTTTTATAAATCATACAATCTCTGTATAATTCTGTTATTTTCATGACAGGGGGATCACCTTGACGTGGATTTGGAACATTATCTATATCATAAAACCTATTTAGTGTATCAGAAAATTCATTTAAATGGGCTAGAATATTTGGTTCAGAATTTTGATCTCCGCATGTTCCTTTGTCTGCCCAATATTGAAATGGACAAGGTGCAGGAAGTGGACCTATATTATCACTACAAGGACTAGCAATTTTAGTATTAGAATATTTATATGTAGAACCTAATCCTCTATCAACTATTTGACACGTTATATTAAGATCATTGCCTGTTCTAGCTAGATAATCTCTTGGTAATGTTTTATATTCATATAGGCCACCTTCCATTACATAAACATATGGTATAGCTGCTAGAAAATTTTCACCAGCAGCGGCAGCAGCAGGTCTAGGAATAGTATGAACATTATAACCAGGAGGAGGTGCAATTTTACCATTAACCCATGTATGACATCGATCTCGTGTATTGGGTACTCCAAATAAATTATTTCTCTTTGTATTTCTAATAGTTATTTGTCGATTTTTTTCAATAGCAGCAGCAGTAGCAGCAGCAGCAGCAGCGAGAGCAAAAGCAGGAGTATTCTCAAAAACATCTTGAACAAGCGGTTCATCATCCCATAATAATTCATATCTATAAAACCAATAACATATAAATCTAGTTAATTTCCATTGTATTACAGTAGATTGCACATAATCATCAAATTTATTTAGTCGATTTCCGCTTTCTGTTTTACATAGACGCCATGAACCTACTTGACTTGATGATGCATATGCTGCAAGTCGGTCTATAAGTCTCCGTCTTATACCTTGTATTACTATATCTGTATCCAATGGAGGTAATGCAGCTTCTTCAGCAGTAAGTATTCTATAAACATTAAAATTAACATATCTTCTGTCAAAAAGAACTGATTTGCTTACTAATGTAAATACATATTCATTAATAACTATTGATAAACTACTAGGTACGTCGAAACCATTATCTTGCGCATTTGGTGTATAATTTATTTGGTCTTGTCTAGGTCTTCTTTCAATTAAAGTAAGTGCTCTAGCAAAAGCAATAGGACCAGAAGTTATTGACTTTAAAACGTCAGTAATTCGTCCTAATAATCTTTTATGTGCGTCTGGCGGTGGTGGCGGTTGCGCTGCTGCTTCTATATCCATATTTTATTCTATATTATCTATATAATAAAATAAAAAATATTTTATTATAATGATTAAATTTAAAGTAAATTTAAACTACACTAAACTTATTAAACAATTCTAAAATAATTAATTAATATTTAATGATCTGTAATAACTCTTGGCGCTACATTCATTGTTGTCAATTCTTGGAACAATAATTTGCACGCATAAGGGATCTCTACATATGCAAAGTCTGATCTGTTATCGCACGTTCTGCAATGATGTATATGCATATCATTATTATATGACGCAACTAAACCACACTTCTTGCAAATATGCACTGAATATTTATCTGATGCATCATACATTCTGCCTCTTGTGAATTTCGCCGCGCCGTGTGAAACCATTGCATCCTTCTCCATCTCACCAAATCTTAGACCACCATCTCTGCTACGACCTTCCGCCGGCTGTCTTGTTAAATTCACCATCGGACCAATCGATCTGCTATGTTGCTTGTCATTTACCATATGTTTCAGCCTTTGATAAAACACCGGTCCCATAAACACATTGCATTCGATTTGCTCTCCATTTAGACCATTATGCATTAGCACGTTTCCGTGTGCTTCGTATCCTAGCTCCAGCAATTTTGTCGATATGTCTTCTACGTGTAGCTCGCCAAAGCTTGTTCCGTCTCCAAATAGACCGAGTTCGATCAGCACTTTACCTAGGAGTGTCTCTTTGAGTTGACCAATTGTCATACGAGATGGAATTGCGTGCGGATTGATAATGATGTCAGGTCGATCGCCATTGCTAGTAAACGGCATATCTTCTTCAGGGATAATGTTGCCGACAGTGCCTTTCTGTCCGTGGCGCGACGAGAACTTATCGCCTATCACAGGCTTTCTCGTCGTCCTCAATCTGACCTTTGCAAAACTATATCCGTCGCCATTGCGGTCAATATAATTCTTATCAATATAAGTTTCCTCTGTAGTTCTGTATAGTCTGCTTTGGTCTTCATATTTTATCACTTTGGTGTGATCATTTCGGTTCTCTTTAATCGGCGTGACTTTAGATATGATTACATCACGATTTTCTACTAATGAATTTTCTGGCATTACACCCTTTGAATTCACCTTGTCATAATTGCCGAATTTCATTCCTTTTGTCTTTGTCTTGTCTGGCTTGCAGCGGATCTCTTCATCTCCATTGATCTTCTGTTTGTCTTCATCTTTCTCTGTGTGATAAATAGTTGTCTGAAATAGACCTCTATCAATTGATCCCTTATTAATAAGAACAGAGTCTTCTTGATTGTAACCAGTGTGCGTCATAATGGCGACATTAATGTTGCATCCAGACGGAATTTTATTCAGTTGAATCAAGTTCATAACACGGGTGTCGACAAGAGGTCTGGTGGGATAATTTAGCACGTATGCAGTTTTGTCCATACGCTCGTTGTAGTTTGTAGCGTATACTCCCATAGCTTGCTTGGCCTGTGCACATTGATATGTGTTCCTAGGCGACTGATTGTGTTCGGGGAAGGGAATGCACGAAGAAACCACGCCAAACATTGTGCTAGGATGGATTTCACAATGAGTAAATCTTAAAAGCGCATTTGAAGACTCAACTAGATCTTTCGGTTTGGTCGCAATCATCGAAAAGTTTTGCTCTTCAGGATCAATGTATTCTAGAATTGCGTCATCAATTTTGCAGTCAGTAAACAAGTCGTCCCAAGAGATAACATTATTTGTGAGATCATCTAGTTGTTTATGTGTAAGCAAAATATTCTTGTCTTTTACTCTGAGCAAAGGGCGCGTTACACGACCACTATCATTGCAAACTCGGATTTCACTGAGCTTATAGTCAAATATAATTGAAGTATAAATGTTGATAATTCCCTTGTATTTCATTTCTTTCAACATTGCATATAGCTCTTGAGGCGTTTCCGTAATACCAATCCACGATCCATTTATAAAGACCTTCACTTGGTCGAACAATTCAATAGGAGTAAGCGTTTCAAGACATTTAATATGAGGAGTAATGTATTCATACAAAGATCTGCTATTTGAATGTATGGTTACGTGTGTCATATAACTCAGATTCTTTACGATACCAACTGAAGCCCCTTCAGGAGTTTCCGCGGGACATAAGAAGCCAAATGATGTGCTATGTAATTTACGAGGAGGGATCAATTTACCACTCTTATCAGTTGGTGTCGAAATTCTTCTCAAGTGACTTAAACTAGAAACGTATGTCAATCGATTAAGAACTTGTGCAACCCCAACTTTATTAGAATTAGTATGTTTGATACCAAAATCACCGGTTGCTAGCGCGCGTTTGAACCCATTTTCAATCGTAGTAGATTTCACAATTTTATAGATATTTGTTAAATTTATGATACCTAAGTAGTCTTCAGTTGAGCGCCAGCTGCCATTGTTAATTTCCTTGATAATTTGTTTCTCCATATCCTTGACAAGCTTATTGAAATAATTGCGGAACAAATTATTAAGAGACGATCCAGTTAAATCCACGCGTTTGTTGATGTAAGAGTCGCGATCATCCGCTTTAATCCATTCGAAATTAGCCTTCATCAGCTTTTGAGCCATATAGCCGAGGAAATATATTTTCTGTTGCATTGTATTGCAATGAGGAAACAAATCATTGTGTAAAACATCTAGAGTAAACTCGTATTTTTTTCTAGCACCAGTTTCCTTGTCCATATTGATTGGTGTATAAATAACAAACCCCATAATAAACCGAATTGCGTCTTCTTTAGTAATATGCTTATGTGCTTCGATAATAGAGGCCTGTAAATTTTGTAGCATTTCGCTATATTTATTGAAATCAATATTCAAGAGAATATATTCACAAATCTCCTTGTCAGAGATGACTCCCAATGCACGGAATACAATGAACAAAGGAATTGGCTGCTTTACTCGCGGAATTTGAACGACAATTGGCTTACCAAATCCGTTATCTTTGGATCCAATCATCATATTTATTTGTTTCGGAGAAATGCATTTAAAGTCAGGAACAGACTTAATTTCAGCAGACCAATCATATTTAGTGTTATTTTTAGAAACATTAAAACAGTAAACACGATTTTCGGCAGCACGTTCTTGTCCAAGAACAGTTTTTTCAGAACCGTTAATAATGAAATAGCCTCCGGCATCGTGCCTGCAGTCACCAGTATGTTCATTATCTACATATTTATATTGGCTCAGGACGCAAATGTTAGACTTTAACATAATTGGCAATTTACCGATGTGAATCTTTGATAGAGTTTTATAGAATGTGCTGGTATTGCCGAGATTTTCTCCATTTCTGACTACATATTTGATATTAATATCAATTGTCATAGCAGAAGCATATGTGAAATTACGTAGGCGAGCTTCCTGCGGAAACATTAATTTAATGGCACCGTTGTTCTCGTGAATTTGAGGGCGATAAATATGAAAATTCTCAAATGTGATAAATATTTCTAGAGAATATTTGCCGGATTCCTTGTCAAAATCATTTTCGGATTTGATATGCACCTCATTAAACATTTCAATAGTTTGCGGCAATTGAAGTCCTACAAAATTATTGTAAGACTCAAGCTGATGTCTTACAAGGCGATCCAGATGTTTGTCTTGAAAATATGATCCAATGAGAGTCCAAGGGGCTTCAATATATTTATCTTCAGAAAGATTGAATGCATCTTTTAAAACAGAAGATTTAACAGATGCTTTTATAGCAGCTTTTATAGAGGATGTGTCAATTTCTGCATTTACACTTGCGTCTTTTAAAAGATTTTCAGTGTAAATTGTTTCATCAATTTCATCCTCCTCTCCC